AACAAGGCTTTTGAGAAGGGTAAGGAATTTGATGCAGGGACATATTCTATGTCAGCACAAAAATTCATGTCTCAAGAATTCTTCCGTGGACTTTCTGCTAAATTGGCACAAAAGAACGCCATGCTGTATCTTGTGAGTCAGGAACGCGACAATGTAGGTGCTGGGATGTATGCCGCAAAAAATCGTCTTGGTGGTGGCAGAGCAGTACAGTTCTATGAGAGTGTTCGCATATATAGCAAGAAAAAGCAGACTATTGAAAAGAACAAAAAAGCTATCGGCGTTGTGATTGGCATTGAAGCACAGAAAACTAGGCATCCTCGTCCTTTCCGCGAATGCCTCATCCCTATTATGTTTACTACAGGAGCAGATAATACTGGTGCCAATATAGATTATCTATTTGATCTTCGTTCCGACAAAACTGGGGAATTACTAAAAAAGGCAGATGCTATTACTTGGTCAGACGATACAGAGTCTATGGATAGAGACACGCTCATTACTTATGTGGAAGAGAATCGACTACGTGGCGAATTGATTCGTAAAGTCATTGCCAAATGGGAAGAAGAAGAAGCGGCTATTGTAGTTACTCGTCGGCCAAAGTACGAGGATGACGAATAATGGGCCGAGGTCAAAAAAAGAAAGACCCTGTACTTCCTGAGCATTGTCAAAATATAAAACAGTATGAATCATCAAAATTTTGGCATACCTATTCTTCCAACTTATTAGATAATAAAGAATGTGTATGTCATATTTGCGGTAGGAGAAGATGGAAATGGCTACCAAGAAAACAGCAGTGGAAACGTGTTCTCAGATTTTCATGCCATCATGTTACATATAAACATGTCGGACATGAATTACCAGAAGACATAGTAACTCTTTGTAGTCTATGTCATACCACAGCCCACAAACTTGTACGCTATAGAGGCATATCTTCTATGTATAATAAATTGGCTGAGGTAGTAGATATTTATTTTCAGTATGAGGGTGCTAATACGTTTGTGCCATGGTAGGAGGTACCTATGTTAGTTCCAGCAATTAGATACAAAGACGAACTTGCAAAATTCCATAGGGATGTAATATATGGTAATCCGTTATATCAATATTGGAATTACAGTTCTTATTGGAAAGAATACGATCCCCCATGTTCCGATGATTGGAGTAGTATATGTAGGGTTTCCATAGACAGCTCTAAAAAACTTTTGGGATACCTGTCTGCTCATGTTTCAAGATCAGATACGTCTGTATCTTCTATTAGTATGTATAAAATGAATTTAGATACTATCGGTTTTACATTTGTTCGTGATTTAGAGAAGTTTATTACGTCCTTATTTGAAGAACATAGGATGAAGAAAATATCATTCAGTGTAGTCATAGGCAATCCCGCTGAAAGATTATATGATGCTGGAATTTCTAAATTTGGAGGAAGGGTAGTAGGTACTAAATTACAAGAAGTTATATTGACAGACGGCAATACCTATGATGTTAAATTGTACGAAATTCTTACGTATTGTATAAGTAGGAGGTGTAAATGATAAAGACACTGGAGATTAAGAATTTCCAGTCCCACAAAGATACTGTTATAGAGTTTCATCCCGGTGTGAACGTAATTCAAGGTTCTTCAAGGAATGGCAAGTCTGCCATCTTGAGGGCTTTGAATTATGTCATAAATAATAAACCATCCGGGATGAGGCACATATCCTTTTGGGCAAAGGAAAAAACAAAGATACTTGACCCTTGTAAAGTATCCATAACCTTCGGGGAAGGGCATACCGTATCCCGTATTCGTGGAGACATAAACGGATACCAGATTGATGATGGAAAGCCCCTAGAGGCTATAGAACAATCTGTCCCTGATGCCGTTTCTCAGCTCTGCAACTTCTCTGAGATTAACATACAGAAGCAGATGGATGCTCCATTCCTTCTAGCTACTTCTTCAGGGGAAGTATCCAAATTCTTCAACCGTGTCTTGCGGTTGGAAGATGCCGATGAATACCAGAGTCTTGTGGAAGGCAAACGTCGTAAGTGCAATGCAGATGTGAAGGCTGTGGAAGAGATTATCCCCTCCCTCCAGAAAGAGCTGGCAGAGTATTCATGGATAGAAGAAGCGGAATACATCCTATCCAAGATTGTCATACAGGAAGCGGTTGTACAAGGACTTGAAACACAGAATTCCAAGATACGTATTGCCATATCTGATATGGATGATCTGGAATCCAAGTTGGAACGATATGCTGTGATAGGACAGGCAGAGGAGATTTGTACACAGATACTATTGTGTTTGGAGGAAGTCAAATCACTTAGGGTACAGACTGATGCTTTGGCTAGTGCGTGTGAAAAACTCACACAGTACAATAGTGTCTGTGAGCAAGGGTTGAAGATTTCAGGGGCAGAAAAGCTCATTGCCAAACTAGAAGTTGCTCTGGAATATATTATAGGGCTTGAGAGTGATATGGAAGCTCTTAGGGCTGCTATAGCTAAAGAATGTACTTTGGTAGTTCATATAAAGATGTATGAAGAGGATATAGCAAAACTTGAGAAAAGTTTACCTGCTGTCTGTCCTCTTTGTGGAAAGGAGCTAAATAAATGTATTTAGCAATTAACGCATCGCAACAAGAGCCCCCTAGCATTATCCACGATGAATTGTGTATTCGTATGGGGAAGCGCATACCCTTTGGACTCATGGCCGCTATAGGACTTGAAACTGTGTTTGTTGGTGGTAACTCCTGTAACCGGGATACCCCTAACGATATAGATATGTTTCCTGTGGGAGAATATGACTTCAGACTATTGGATGCAACGTGTGCCGAACAGAATATAGAAATTCTAAGTAAGACTTCCAACGCTCTTACCATATCTTATCGTGGATTGGTGGTACAGTTCTGTAATTTTCATCACCCCAATCTTAAAACTCTAGTGGAGTCATTTGACTTCGCTCATATCCAGATTGGAGTACTTGCAGATAGCTCCGATAACAGCATCCTGAGTTCCTATGTTTCCCCTGCTTGGACGAAGTATCATCTTTTGCAGTCAACGGCTTATATAGGATCAAAGTACCCTGTATCCAGTCTCATACGTTCATACAAATACGTCAAGCGGGGAGACTTTAGTGGCAAGTCTTATCTTTTCTCTGTTATGGCTATACTAGCTGACATAGTAGAACGGGGATTTGAAAACTACAAGGATTTTAAGGATCAGTTGGATGCTGTGGATTTGGGGCTTCTTCCAGAAGAGTATTCAGCATTTGATCGTAGTGAGCTTCTGAGATTCTTCAATGCTCTAAGGAAGGACAAATAATGTCTCGATACATAGTAACAGCAGACAATCACTTACGGTTTGATCCTCCTATATGCCGTCTCGATGACGATTGGCTTGCTTTTCAGCAGAAAGCTCTCCTTGACATAGTAAGCAAGGCCAATGAGTATGAATGTGATCTGATAATTGTAGGTGATCTTTTTGATTCGTATGCAGTTCATTCTGTTATAGTCTCCATGTTTATAGACTCTATGTCTGCGCTTCTTGGTCGATGCCACATCATAGGAGGTAATCATACTCTCAAGTATCACCGTGAAGAAAACATAAGTGAATCCTCTATCGGCATCATCAAAGCCATTGCTGGAGATAACACAGGGAAGATTAGGTATTACACTTGTCAAGAAGAAAGTATAGAGGGGCGCTTTGAACATTCCTATCGACTGGATGATGATATTACTCTTGTGCATACTCTTGTATTTCCCAACGAAGATGCCATTCCTTTTGGAGCTAAGGGGGTAGCACCTGAATATCTCTTAGAGAAGTTTGACACTCCGTGGATATTCACTGGAGACATGCACCACAACTTTGTCTATGAAAATGGGGGGCGTAGAGTTATCAATCCCGGATGTATGGCCATCCAGAATGCAGATGAGCTTGACTATATTCCCGGTGTATACTATGTAGATACGGGGGATAAGATTGATGTGTCTACGTTGGCAGATAAACATAAGCCGGTCTATCGTATTTCAAATTTCGAGATTGCCTTCATCCCTATATTCAATGATACCACTATGGTGACACGAAACCACCTTGAGCGGAATCAGAAGCGGGATGCTAGGATGGAAGCATTTGTAGAATTGATTCAGCTTGGTAGGAATGTGAAGCTGTCGTTTATGGACAACCTTGCAGAAACTCTCAAAAAAACCTTGACAAGTGAAGAAGTTGATAGTATATTTGATGAACTCAAGGAGGAATCACATGGCGTTTAGAGTACGGATTGAAGATACGGAATTCAATATGCATGAGTTTATGGTCAATGATACAGACAGTATTCAGGCATCTCTTAATTGTGATGGTCGGTTCAAGCCTATAGAACCAGATATTCCAGATTTGGAGATGGTAAAAGAAACGATTAAATATGAGGGCTGGACTGCGGATGATCTAGGTCTTATCCTTGATGAGAAAGATATTGATGATTTTGATATGGACACGATATATGAATACATCATGGATAGAGACCATCGACGCAGAAAATTCATCAATAAGATGGAAGATGATGGCTATATCCCTACAAAGGAGGCATAAGATGGAGAAAACTTCAATCACTAAATTCATTTCCGATGGTATTTCAGGATTTCTTGCTGGTGTACTTCTACTTGGAATGACAGCAGGGGCTCTCTGGTTCAGTCTTTGGAGCATACAAGGGCTTATTGATAAGATCACTTCTATTCTAGCGAGGTAGGAATATGGAAAACAACAAAGCATTTGTAGCCATATTGAAACACATTACACCAATAGAAGGTGCTGATAAAATCGTGCAAGCCCAAGTGTATCTCAATGGTGTACCTATTACTCAAGTTATAGTCGGAGTAAATACCAAGGAAGATACTCCTGTTGTTTACTTTGATAGCAATGTATGTCTATCTGACAGACTCGTTACGGACTATCCTGACCTTGCTACCTATCTTGCCAAAGATAATCGTGTGCGATGTATCAAATTACGTGGGGTAGTGTCTAATGGATTGTGCATAGATATTGTCAAATTTGCAAAGTACACTGCCGTAGAGATGCCTGAAGGTTACGCTTTTGACAAATTAGGGGATGTAGAGATTTGTCACAAGTTCATCCCCCTGAAGCTGGAGCCTACTGTGAAACATAAGAATCGGGAACGGAAAGCCAAAAAGCCTTCTCGTATCATTCCAGAGATGTTTCACTTTCATATCGATACGGAACAGCTTCCAAGGAATATGCACAAACTTCATATTGATGATGTAGTATCTATTAGCAGAAAATACCATGGATGCTTCACGGGTAGAACACTGGTATCTATGGGAGACGGGACTAAAAAGAGAATAAAGGATATTGTCGTTGGGGATAGTATATTGGGATGCACAGAAGAAGGTGGAGTTGTACTTAGTAAAGTATTGAATACTTTTATGAATGGGACTACTGACAAGTGGTATCGTATTAAATATAGAGGGAGAAAAATTCTACATGCCACAGGAACTCATCGCATATATACTCAACGTGGTTATGTAGAAGTACAAGACCTTACCCCACAGGATAAGATAATATATCCTACAACAGTTCCAATCCTAGATATAGATGCAAAGTCTGTGCTACTAGGTAAAGCATTGGGAGACGGATGCCTTCAGTCAAACGCAGACTCTTTAATGCTTCAGGTATCTCATAAAAATGACCATGAGCAATATTTAGATTATTGCATCTCTCTTCTACATCCTATTGACTGTGGTAGTAGTAAGACACACAAGACTTCCGGGTATGGCACAGATATGATTCGCTGGCATAGCTCACAAACACACGCAATAAACCATACTTTGAAAGCCTATCTGTCAGATAAGAAGTTTAAGATAACTGAGGCACTTGTTAATGATTTAACCCCGCTCGCTTTAGCTATTTGGTACATGGACGATGGTAGTTTAATACATTCCGAGTTACAACAGGATCGTGCTGGGCTTGCTATTTGCTCTTTTGGCCCAGAAGTATATCCCATCATAGGCAGAGCTTTAGCTCAGTATGGTATAGAAAATGTGACTTTCTATACTTCGCATAATAAGGGCAATCCCAAAGCACATTCCCGTATTCGATTTAATTTGGATGCCGCTTGTAAGCTATTTGAGTTAATAAAGGAGTATATACCTCCATGTATGCAATACAAACTTCCAGTAGAGTACAGAGGATACTATAAGTCTCCTACTATACGTACATCTATAGAATATGAGCAAATACTGGTTCCTTATTCTGTTGTTTCTGTAGAACAGGTAATTGCAGATGGATACACGGGGAATGGTAAGTATGACATAGAGACTGAGACTCACAACTATATTGCAAATGGAATTGTAGTGCATAACTGTTCTGCCATTACTAGCCATACGCAGGTCAAGAAATCTCTATCTATATTTGAAAAAGTTTTGAAGGTTTTCAAGTTTCCCGTGGGGGATAGGGAATGGACATACTTGTATGCAAGTCGTAGCGTAGTGAAAAATGACGCTGTATCTACAGGATTTTACAAGTATGATTTATGGACGGAGACAGGTAAGAAGTATTTTGATGGTAAACTGCATAAGGGCGAGACAGTATACTATGAAATTATTGGATATATCCCCGGTACCAAGAGTTTTATCCAGAAGAACTACGATTATGCTAACCTTCCCGGAGATTGTTCCATTGTTGTGTATCGTATCACTTCCACTAATACTGACGGGGTAGTGTATGAATATTCTTGGGCGGCTATAAAAGACCGCTGTAAAGAGTTGGGTGTTCATATGGTACAAGAATATTATTACGGAACTATTCGTTCTCTACTCTTTGGATATTCTATAAGACCGAATCCAGAGTGGAATGCTGATCTACTTGCCCTACTTCAAAAGCGATACCTTGAACGAGATTGCCCCGACAATCTTTGCAAGAAGATGCCTGATGAAGGTATTGTACTTAGGGTAGAGGCAAAAGACATTCAGGTATACAAGTATAAGAGTGAAAAATTTTTGACTCAGGAATCTAAAGCCAAGGAAGATGAAGTTCCAGATATTGAAGAACAGGAAGGAGTACTCTAATGGATGCACGAGAATTTGAGACTATCAAGAATAAGGTATCTATCCTCAAGGAGAAGTTCACCAAGGCCCAAGGTGCTTTGGAGACTCTTCGTGAAACCAATTTGAAGGACTTCGGTACGAACGATGTTGCTGATATGCATAAAATGGTGAAAGACAATGATACCGTCATCCTTCAGGTAGAAGCCAAGATAGATAGTTTGTACGAGGAATTGAAAGGACTCACAAATTGGAATCTGCTGTAGCTTTTCAGTCTCGTATAGACAGGGCTAAGGGAATGCGCTCCACAATATCCCGCAAGCTGGAGGAGGCAGAGACGAAAAAAGCTCTGCTCCTCAAGCGACAGATTGCTGTGGAATTCGCACAAGCCATTATTCAACAAGTTGCACGTGAAACACAAGAGTCTGTACGTGTTCACTTAGAGGACATTGTGCAGAAGTGTCTTGACACTGTATTCCCTGATGAATACACATTCAAAATGGACTTTGCAATCTCTCGTGGTAAGACGGAGATTAAACTGCAATTCTTTGTGGATGGGGAAGAGACAGACCCAATGGAAGCAGAAGGTGGGGGGCTTGTAGACATAGCCGCCCTTGGACTTCGCATAGCTTCTTGGACTCTCTCTGGTACGAGGAATACCATGATCTTTGATGAGAATATGAAGTTCTTGTCTAAAGACTTGCAACCACGGGGGGCAGAAGTAATCAAGGAGCTATCAAAGGGACTTGGACTACAATTTATCTTTGCCTCACATAGTCCAGACATTCTTGCTGTAGCTGATAAGATTATCGAAGTGAAGATTGCTAAAGAGATAATCAATGGCAAGGAATATCGAGTATCCAAAGTATCCATAGGAGAGTAACATGAAGAGTATACTGGACAAGTTAGAAGGGGAGATATTTCCTTTCCCAAAACTAATGGAGACAGATGAAGGATTGATAGTGCTTATGCTATATGATGGTCACGGAACTGTGGTACATTCCGATGTTGAATATTCAATGGGGCAGTATAGTGTATGGGATTTAGGATTATTCAAAGAATACAAGGGTTCTATAACTCTACGGAATTGAGGAATATAATAGCCGGTGAGATTCATCAAGTTTCACCGGCTATTGTACTTTAGAATACAACAAGAGCAAGTATCATGCCCAGAGTTATGACCCCCGTCAGTGACGTAACTTTCACAGTATAATCCTGATCTGGTTCCAACTCTATAAATCCACCAACTTCAGCAGAAGCTGCTGCCTTGTAGGCTCCTTGCACCACCCCTGCCAAATATCTTGATGGGGCTGCAATGCCTCCAATGATAGTGGTAAGGGGTACTACGTTTGATACCCCAACTTTCAAATCTGTGAGGCCACTCGCTTGATTTTTGAAGCGTCTATTGGTATTCCACTCGGTAGTGGGGGTGCCTCCTGTATATGTTCCACCTTCAATGAGAGTTATGTTTCCATCTTCTCCTACCCTATCCAGCGTTGTATATGTATAGTATACTCCATGAGGGGAAGCGGGGGTATGAAAATGTAATGTAGAATATATTCCTGCCGCAGATAAAACATGCTTATTGAATCCTATTCGGTAGATTCTACCATTCATAACCTCCAATTCGTCTAAGCGGATATTGTTGATACGAGTAAATACACTATTGATAACAGGATTCATACCACACCCCCTTTAGGAAGCATATAAAGTCTTTACCGTTACTCCAATGGTTACATCTCCTGTTAGTCTCTTGCATTTGAAAGCTGTGACACCGGGATTAACTTCTGCTATACCATCCCAAGAATACCACACAGCATTCTCGGTTTCTATATCTGTATAAGAAGAGGCAGTGAAATCCAATTTACCATCACCCACCATAAACATTACAATATTGCCAATAGGCTGTAGGGGTAATAGATATGGGGTGGTGTAGTCTGTTCCAGACGTAGCAACAAATTTAGTGTGGAATACCCCACCACTGTCTGTGTCATCTCGCGCAATCAGTTCCATTTGTAAAGGGGTTACTGCCATAATGATGCCTCCTTATTTAGCGGAGATCGTCGTGCTATCTCGTGAGTTAATCTGGTACTAGTAGTCAATTACTCCAACAGCCGCATCGAAATTTTCATCTTTCCATTGTGCGTCCGGCGTATATCTGTAGATGGTTTGATTCATCTATGCCCCTCCATTCGCTAGTATATATAGGGTCTCTCCAGTAACAATCACTCCAAGAACAAGCACAGTGATTTCATAAACTTTCAACCAGAATGATAATCTCTGAAATTCCTTCAATAACGTCGTGTAGCTCTGTTCCTGCTCCCGTAAGGTCTGTTCCGATAGTCCCAAGAGTCGCTTTGATTCGATCAAGTTCTGCTCTATGAGCGATACTCTCTTTAAGTATATCTGCTCGGAGTCTTGCAACTGTTTTTCCAAGTTCTGTATTGAGGTTTGTAAGTCCATTATTGTATTCTTGGAGGACTCTATTTGCATCAATACTTGCGTCAAGTTCTCTTGATATTGTGTCAATCGATTTACGATAATTTCTTTGGCCGATTGCCCATGTGACAGCACTGGCACAAAGAGAACCAAGTATAAAAGACACAATAATCGCTTTCCACACATCGCTACTCTTTTCGGCCATTCTTTAGCTCTGATATTTTGTCCATCATAATAGACAGATAGATTGGACTAAAAGCACCCGCAATAGTAACGCCAGACAGGATTATATCTGCCATAGGAATTCCATTTTTTGACAAGAAGGCATAGGAAGTCCATCCCGCTACCCATAGGGCCATGACAATCTGCCCAAACAGTGAAATTCGTTTTGCTTTATTTGCCATACATAATCTCCTCAGCGTTAGGTGTATTTGCAAATGCCCCAAAGTATTCATCTAACCAGTGCACATCCTGTGCACCTATACCTACTTGCAATCCATTTAATTCAATCTTCATAGTGAATATCCTCCCCTAGTGTATAGAATGTAGGTTGAAATTTAAGTATTCTTCCATTACGAACAGTCATCTTAATAATCCAAAAGCCTGTATAAGCATCCATACGTCTACCTCTCATAAATCCTGTTTGTTTCTGTATACACCCCCCTGCAACTACATAGGAACCCTTATACTTAAAAGATATGGCTTTATGGTCATGTGCCGTTATCAATATACTAGGTCGATCTGATATAGGTATTGAATCTAAGATTCTCTGTCCTCTATGAGATAATGCCGCACTCGCCCCAGCATCCGTACCATGGAATAATGTTATTTTAATATCATTTACTACGATAGACCCATCGTTAGTACCTAGATATCTTAAATTGCCTACAGCATTGCACACCTCTTCTACTATATCAACTCCCATGCCTATTTTAGTATTAAAGGATTCATCGTGATTTCCATTTATAACATACATAGGCAGTGGGCATTGTTTGAATATGCGGATAGCCTCATCTCTCTGTGCTTTATACCCAATAGATGACAACTCATATACATGAGAGGGTCTATTCATCATACCTTCTACAACGTCACCAGCATGAACTACAAATGAACAGTTCTCAGTTTGAAACTCCCTAAAAGCTGATAAAATATCTTGAGGGTCAGTATCAATACTACCTATGTGGGTATCTGCTAATACGCCAAATGTAATGGTCTCCCCCGCATACGATACATCCGGGACTTGCTTAGTTACAGGAGTTATTCTACTTGAAGATATAATCCCTTTCAACTCACTGTCTGTAAATCTCTTCTTGAGTGCTAGATATATTAAAGCCCCTTCTCCATAAATCTCTTTGTACTTTCTGCGATACCTTTCCAGTGTAGATATAGGTAATCCATATACTTCTGATGCTCGGGTATCCCCATGAGTCAGTGCATAGTCTATTACTTCAGTTACTCTTTCTTTACCAACTGGCATCGTACAAACCCCTTGATGTAAAAAATAGACAGAGCTATATGCTCTGCCTCTATTATATAATACCTACCTTATATGTCAAGTGTCCCTAGATTGGGTCACGTACTGTATCCCTACAACTGAAAGAAGCCTCTTCTCTATACGGTAGTCCTGTTCCGTATGTACCTGTATACGTTCCTTCTACGGTAAATACTCTTCTACCTTTATCATTTGCGAATAACAAGTCATCTCCGCTCATTACAAACGAATATAAGGTTCCAGTTATGGTTACTGCAATCCTGTCTCGTGCATTGATGACAAGTCCTTTGGTGTCTGTTAAACTCCATACACACGTTGTCGGTATAAATGCAGTTCCATTTAGATCAAGGAAATTAACTATGATGACGAAGGTGCTTCCTTCATTCGGCGATTCTGATAATACGGTCATGCCTCCCCCTTAATAGATGTAGTATATGTCTTGGCAGTCAACCCTATTCTGTGGGTACTGCCTAGCATACTTATAGCTGACTTCTTTGCAGAAACCAATAAATTGAATACTCGTGATATGATAGTAGTCATTTATGTCCTCTTTTCTTTCATGCAGTTCATCTCTATACTTTCCAGAATATTCTTTTAGAGACTAACCGTCCCGTTCTAACCGTCTTTGAATCCCCGTAAGGATCATACTCTACTTTACCAGTACCATCTCCACATACAAAATGCCCTATTGTAGACCGCCCTTCTGTATATTCAAAACGAAGAATCTCATATTCATCTTTTTTGGTGATATATGTATTAAGTCCTTTTGCCATTGCCCACTTTGTACCTGTCATCATCTCCATGAGTTTGACTGGCTCTTTCACGTAGCAATCAGCCTCTATATACCCCAATTCAAGTGCTTGCCTATATACGTCGAGAGCATCTACATTCTTACGTGTCACCTTCTCTGCAAGATATACAAGACTGAATATATAGCAACCGTCCTTGCCCATTATTTCTGCTATTTTCTGATACATGAGTCCTCCTTACCGAGTGTATACTTTATATATGCGCTATAGTCTTTTTCCATGGCATCTAAATCTGCATATGTAGTACGTGCCAGCTTGAAGGCTCTGTTGAAGATGGTATTAACAGATTCTTCTAATATTGGCATATTCTCTTTGTGGATGGCATATAATTCTGGACGGGTCACGAGCCTTCCTCTCCAATACACGTTTAGTCCTTCAGTCACTTTCTGCATTACTACGCCACATTTCTTGTCTATGTATGCAATCTGTTCTTCCATAGATAACTCTGCATAGTGATTTGCTTTGAACGCGGTACGCACATACGATTTTATCTCCACAGCAATAGCCATAAGGGTAACTGTATATGCAGTATATTCTGGATGCTGAACGTATGAATCCACACCCTCTAATTTTTTACTAAGGATAGACAGGAAAAGATATTTCATAGTACCCTGTATCTCTTCTGCTGTCTCTTCGTAGAATCTCATCTGCTCTTCAAGAAGGATGTTTTTTCGCTCTTGTCGAGATTCAATATACTCTGTGGTACGGTATATCAGCTCCACGATATCTCCAGCGTAGGGGCATTTTGCGTGTGGTGAAACTTTTGGTAATGAAGATTTGCCTATAAGGATACCGGCCTTTGACAAAGACAGATATCCAACACGCCATATGATAACAATAAGCGCCATAGATATGACCGAGATAGAAGCGAAACCCCAAGGGGTAGCAAGCATTTCCATTATGACAACTCCTTATGCCTCAGATTCTATAGATTTTTTGTGCTTCATGCAATTCCGAGATCCTGTCCCTTGACTGCTGTCTTGCCAGTATGACATCCTCCGGCACCGCCTTGCCCGTCTCCGCCTTTCTCACCGCATACCAGTCGGTCGATGAGAGATATGCAGTCAGGGTGGCAATCTCGGTCAGCTTGTCGGCTTCAAGCTTTTCAGTATCCAGCGTGGCTTGCGTCTTCCCAGTCAAAAGCATTTAATCATCCCCTCCAAAAATCATTCCACCTACGCTATTGTTATAGTACTCGGGGTTTACATCCCAGTATTCGGTGGTGTCCCAGCCCGTGCAGGAACCAGAATAATATCTCCGCACCGTAACAAACAATTCGCCATTCTCACGGTGCGCTTCAAGGATTACACCTTCCGTCTGTTCATTTATTTCTGGCCATGTTACTGATGCAAGGTCGAACTCGTAATCTTCGCCGTCGATACGGAGCGTGTTCTCTCCGGTTGCTTCGATGAGGGTATCTTTGGTGTCATGCACTGGTCTGTACTTCAGTTTCATTGTTTCTCCTTTATTACTTCCAGCGGCCTATTACGTGGATATATGCGGCCTGTGCATATTGACTACGGTATACTAACGTGTACCCATTCACCTGCATCCAGACATCAAAATAACCCCCTGTCCCATTACTCGGAACCTGGGATTTACCTATCCCTATACTGTTGTCCGAAACGCCATAGCTCCCATCAAATATGAAGGTCACAGGTAATGTCACGGCTGTTGAAACCCCTCCGCCAACGCAAGCGTTGATGGTTTTCCAGCACTCCATCGTCCCGTCGCTGTACTTTATCCATGAGCCGTTGGTGTTCGAGCCTGATTCGATGATCCCCGCGCCGATCTGGGCATAGCGCTGGAGGACTGCTAATCTTATGCTGTATACGACCCCTGCGATTTTTAGGTATACAATCGCTATTTCGCCATTGGTGGTTTGCACGGCATTAGGCTGGGCATTAACATCAGACGCGTCGATTGTGTTGTATGTAGACTTCTCGGCCCCCGTGTAGTCTACCCACCCCAAATCGCCCGTAGAGTCGTGGTTGAAGTAGATCTGTATATTATCGCTAACATCAACGGTCACGCATGGTTGATTTATGTAATACGACGTTTCTACGCTTGGCCCGTAAAACCCAGAACTCCCGATATCCATATATATTTTTATAGTCGCTAATTTGGCATTGGAATTCTTATATGCCATGACAAAATGATTGTCGTGTAGATGTGCAAACGATATTGACGCACTCATGGTTGATGTTCCCACAGTCATCACATCAGCGATAGGTGTGGCGTCCCAATTATCTGCAACAAAATGATTGTACTGGTTTATTTTTAATTTTTTATTAGCACCATCAATATACTCCCACATTGCGAATAATCTGTTATCGGGAGTTTCAAATAGCGCGACGTTTTCATCGTTCGCTATGATTGAAGCAACTTTTTGCCTGCTGGTATACCCGGAGCCGTCCCACTTCGTGGATATGATAGCTGTGCCATACGTTGGGTCTGAAACAACCTCATACACCAACATCCTGTCGCCATTATTTCGCGAGAAATATTTCGGACAGTGCCCTTGCGCCATGGGCGATCCAAGAGTGTCTATCGTCACCGTACTCCCGGTTGCGCTACGATACTCCAGCAATTTATTACTAAGACTGTACGCAATTAAAAAGCTACCATCGTTCAAAAATATTATGGCCGGGTGAGGATGAGGGCCCGCCCCGGTTGCCAGAATGATTGATAGTTCCGGCGACAGATCACACTTAGCCAGATGATCTCCGTCGTATAGTATCGCGCCTACCCCAAGCCGTCCGATTCGAGCGCGTAACTGCTCATTAGAAGCGGGAACAGTATCAGGAATATCAACCCAGTCAATTTTCTCGTCATGGAGCCGCACCGCGCGTTTCTGGACGCCAGAGCCTGTCTCATATTGTATCCTTCCACCGTTAGGGACAACAATGGATTGAGCGAATAGCTCATTGACAAAAGCCGTAACTACGCCAAGAGTCTGAAATAAAGTAGCGATCCCGTAATCAGCCGCAACACCATAACTATTACTCTCGGCCCATGCCACATCCGTAAGTGCCTCAACAAATTTAGCTTGTATTGATGTGCTTGAAGCTGTAGTTATTCTCTCGTATGTCCAATCATTGTTCCACCAAACTCCCCGTTGTGGGGCAGTATCATCAGTGTGATATACTGTCCACCAATCACCCAAATTTGGGGAAGCAGGGTGAGCATGATCGTACCGACCTTTGTATGATGGTGCGGTACTTGCAGTCACCCCGCCAGTGGTTATAAGTTTAGATACTCTTCTCAAAGCAATCCTATCTGCAAATCCCGCCCTACTTGCCGTGAATTGTACTGACCCCGTTAAAGTTGCATCACTAGCAAAGGCAGATACCGTCCACCTGTTAGCAAATTCTCCAGTACCGAATGAACCAGATATCCCATTCACACTTACAGTAATACTCCATCCGGGAGTATCATCAACCCCATCACGTAATATAGACACATCAAAATACGCATTGGTCAATATAGGGCTTGATCCATCGACATTAGCGGATACATTGATATCACTCTGGGCAACCGATATTGCTATCACTTCAGGCACAGGTGCAACAGGGTTAGCACTAAAGGTTTGGGCGGTTAGGGTACCCATATCTTCGCTGTATGCACGAACACGGTATCTATATTGTTCTGTGGACTCATTCCAAGCCTTCTCAGTTACAATGCTCACTTGATCAGTACCATCACCAAGTAGCACCCTAACAAATTCTCCGACAGGTCGATTCTCTTCACTGATAAAACCATATTGGGTAGAGTTTATGAGATGTTGTGCGGCAAGTTTAATAGCAAGGACATCTGCTATAGTCTTAGAAAATATAAATGTACTTACATACTTATCCAAGTCCTCTGCGGTTGTCACATTCTTTACTATGGCTTTACGCTCTGCTGTCTTATAGAGGACTTTACCGTAGACGTTAAGATAATATAAACTTAGATATCCTGCTGTAGGATTATTGACTACCAGCTCTGCCCTACGATTCTCAAATACCGATTTAGTCAACGTAAGTCCTGCATCCCCACGCCAATCCACACGATGTTCGGATGTAGCAACTATGGCGGAGAAATCGGAAGAAAACGCTTTGTAATTATAATCGAGTTTGTCAACTATAGCTTTATTTGTCCAATACTTTACGGCATTGTCATCATATTCTTGATATACGATCTGATTCAGTCCCGTAGTTTCGTCAATTACATTTGTTTCTGGGGGGTATGAGAATCCATTGGGGATCGGGTATCCTGCAAAACTACCATCACTTGCATAGGGCAATTCTCCGTCTCTATAGAGGAGCATTTCATTATTGCCTTCTGTGGTTACTGCCGCACCTAACTCGTAATATATGACTTCAGCACCATCATACGATTTTAGTGTATCCCCAATATCTATCTGCTGGATTATGTTTGTCTCATTAAATTCAAAGGTCGTGGTGGCATTCTGTATCCAACGAAGTGGGCTTATTTGTCCACCAAGAGACATATTCAAGACCCACCCATACTCAAATAGAAGGGTATCAAGGAGGTCTTTACATAAATCGTTAGGATCAGGTGGAGTGAATGCTTCTATAACATCGCTGATAACTATATTAGAGTCAATCTGACTGTCAGACAATCCACACAGATAACATAATTGGTGAACTATGGATTGAGTCTTATTAGCAGGATTCATTATCTGATAATTCCTATAACAAATATCACCAGCGGCTTTGTCCAAGAGAGTCAATTCATCTACAGCCTCTACATTGAAAAAAGTGTTGTCCAATATGCCATTATAGGTACGAGATTTAGTTGGGGGAATTCGACCATAGAATATAACATTGAACCCTACATCGAGAACTTCTGTTATATGCACTATAACTTCTTTTTCATTATAGTGTAATAGTGGGAAGATTACTGAATCATATATAAGAGAGAAAGAAGCAGTGTTCTGTGCAAAATGCCAATTATCAGAGAAAGCCCTTGTGGAGATTTGCAGGGTATCGTATTTAACATACGAGGAAACATCACGGAATCCAGAGCCATCTTGAAAATCCAGATATACTTTGCGGTACATTCCTATGTCCTCCTATGGGGTCTACGTTATAGAAAATAAACTAGAATATACCGCTCTGTCAAGACCCTAGAGTATTATAAATGTAAATACAATAAGAGATAGTACAATAGCAATGCCAAGATATATTCGTTTGAATATCTTGACAGCTATGGGATATAAATAATTGTTCTCTGCTGATTCAACTCTCGCATTGTCTAGGAACCCTCTATATGCTTCAGTATCATGGGCATACACAAGAGAAGACATTGGCAATAGAGAAGTCTTACCCTTCTTTATTGCTGGAACTATATGTGTATACAGCATCCAGACTGGCGCCAATTTTGGCACTATATCGTTTCCATTAACAAGACGCACAATGCCAGCACACCGTTGTTTAACTAACCTAGAACCAAGCAAGCCAAATACTCTTGGAGAACCTGTAACAAGACACGATACTGGAACGGTGACTGTACCTATCTCTTTCAGATACGCCATATCCTCATAACACAGAGTTGCTATAGCGGCTCCGAGAGAATGGCCTGAGATATGAATTGAATCAAACTCTGATTTACGAGTAGATACAAACAAAAGAATATCATCTCGACAAATTTTATATATTTTCAGAAATCCAGCATGGACGAAGAATGTGCGTTTCATCTGTTTATATGGCTTTTTCCAGAACATAAAATTGTGAATCCAGTCTTTCGCAGACACAGAACCTAGGAACCCTATATAGAGAGTACGGTCTTTAATCCCTATAGACAATTCCACATCTTTAGAAGGGTCTATTGTCTTGTAGGGGAAAGTGGGATTAAAGCATAAATCAATTTCTTTTTGCATTTATACAGTCTCCAATTCATTTAGTGTCAGACGAGCTTCTTCCCTTTTAGTCAATTTATCAACATACTTCCCAAGCAAAGCTATGATGTTTCTCCTATACACTATAACTTCGCTTATCTGTACACTATCAGCCATATTAGTGTGTCTCCTTTATACCGTGAGTAATCCACGGCTCCTTTGGGTATGTATGCGCTTTGCTATTGCGGATGCAAGATCGTTTTCAGCTGTGACGGAACCCGAAACTTGCACGGTTATATAAGTATCACCGGAAGAAGTGTTTGCACCCTTTCCAGACAGGGTTAATTCTCCACCACGGATACCTTCAGCAAAAGTCTTGGGGATGATAGCTTCACCTTTATGTACCATACCCATCTGATCTGCTTTTATGTTTGGAGAACCTACATCCCACCAACCAAAAAGATCACCAAGACCACCACCAATAGCTCCGATAGCCCCACCAACTGCGGCACCAATGGCGGTACCAACTATGGGGATAAACGAACCTATACCTGCACCTATAGCCGCACCAGCAAGTCCACCAGAGGCGGCATCTGATAACATACTTGTAGTATCTGGAGCTACAGTAGTATTCGATATTGGTTCCGGTACCGGAGAAGGTACGGGTGTTACATAAGGAACCTGTTGGTTTGTGGACACAAGGCCAAGTCCAGATAATAGTGTTATTTTTTCTGCATCAGTCAATTCAGTATTACCCATTATTTTTTGTGCGTCAAGGAGAGCATCGAGTCTAAGAGCAATAGCACCTTGATCCCCAAGCGCAGCAAGCTGTTTATCCGCAATGTTTACCAAATCATCATCAGCAGAACGACGAGTAGCATTCGCGGCATCGACCATAGCCCCATATTGAGTACCAGATATAGCACCGACTTCATATAAATCTTGAGCAGACTGTATCTGTGCGTCTGCAAGATCATCGAGGGTCTTTATGAGAAATGCAATGGTGGAATTGAGAGCGTCTGTCAATCCTGTTGCACGTAACTCTTCTACTTTTTTAGACAATTCTTGATTATAAGCTTCTTCCGATGTGAGTAAGTGGTTCAATGTGGCAATTAGTCGTATATGAGTTCCTAGATATGTATTGAGAAATTTAAAGACTGCATTCATCGCGCCTATAAGTCCGTTTAATATATCAATTATAACATTACCAATAGGTACCAATACTTTATCACTTAGCCATATAAATACTGTACTAAATATCTTAACAACTCCTGTGACCAACTTCATTACACCAGCAAATATTTGCATAACGATGCCTAGTAATGTAAATACCGGGAGCAATATCTGTGCTATAGTATCTCCCATTTCCATAAGAGCAGAAACGAATCCCGAGAATACTGTATTCAAAACAGGCTCTAATAAAGCTCTCATGCCTTCAAAGATAGTCCCTATAAAGTTTAGAGATTTGGATACATTCTCTATAGATGATAGGAATTGAGCGGCGCTCGCGGCGATCATAGTTAAAGGATTAGCCTTCATAGCTAGTTTACCCACATCCGTACCGGACATTTCGATCCCCATAGTAGCCCCAGCACCTGACAACCCACCCTTACCCGCGGTAGCCTTTAACCCTGCTAACTTAGCGGCACTGCCATTTTTCATGTCCTCATATCGCATCTTAGCTACATCCTTATAGTATTTTTTATCTATAGCCGTAAGAGCATTAGCTAACTGTTCTGCTGATATAATTTTAGCTTTATTTTTATCAAATGCATCAACAATATCTTTGTCACGTTGTAGGGCTATATCATCATACGCGGATTCTGTAGCCTTTACCATTAGATCAAGGTCAAACCACTGATCCAGTTTTACATGGTCTTCAGCGGCACCTTTATCTAGGAAACTAGAAGCCTCATTCATCAATTTAACAAGCTCTGCCTTCAATGCGGCTTTATCTGCTTTATTTGGAAATAATAACTGTATAGCAGAGAATGCGGTCTGTAGCTTATCAAACCTTTCCTGATAAACCCTAGCATAAGCATTCTCCACAATATCCGCTGTAGCACCAGCGGCTTTAAGTGCTTGAGGTAGTGTTGTTTGAGGTAGAGTCCCTTCCATAGCAGATACATACTGTTTAGCACTTGGTTCTACCGAACCCCCAACAGTAGCAGGGTCCACACCAAGTGCTGTCAATGTCTTGGAAAATTCACGCTTGTCTATGAACTCTATGTACTTCTCAAGCATACCAGCTTGAACAGCGGCCATTCTCTTAGCTTCAGCCGTAGCGCGTTCTTGGTATGACAACGCTCTCTGTGACAATCGCAATGCATCGGCTTTTGCTTTAATGTCATACCCAGCTTGTAAGGCTATCTCTGCTGTTATAAATTTGTTCTCATACAATATCTTAGCTACTACATCAGAAGTAGTTTTATATATGCTAGCATACGCTGTTATGTCTCTTAGTTGTTCTTTTGAGGACATGCCAGACATTGAAGTCCCTAGTCCTTCAAATCGAGCTGATTCTTTTTCAAGAATAGTCTTAGAAAGTCCTTCCTGACTTCCCCTAGCTTTAGCTAATTCTGCCGCCTGACCTTGTATTGCTTTAGTTACTAAATATACACTTCCAGCGATACCAGCAAACGTAACACCGAGTGTTAAAATAATCCCACCAGCAGAAGTGGCAAAAAAAGCACCCAACTGCCCAAAGGCAGTAGTAAGCGAAGATACTCCCGTAGCCATTGTTATAAATTTTCCAGTAGCTAGTGCTGCACCAAAGGCCATAACTCCATCTGCCGCCATAAACAGTGCTTTAGGGATTCCCATGAGAGCTTTTGCACCCATTATAGCTATAAATATGGGAATCAACTTAGTGAGTATGGGGGTAATCTTTATAAGACCTATACCTAATTGCAAAGCACCTTCAGCCACTTTACCCATAGTAGCACCCATATCTGCAATATACTCTTGGATATCAGCTTGCCCAAGAATAGTAGTTAAACTTTCAATGCCTTTTTTCAGTCCATCAAACAGGGACGCTGTAAAAACACCACTACTCTTTTCAGCTATGTCTTTCAACATAGACAATTTACCACTGAAAGTTTTCATATACTCATCCAGTAATCCACCAAAACGTCCACCTTCACTGGTCATATTCTTAAATGCCTGTTCTACTTCCTTGAATCCAACTTTACCTTCTTCTGTCAATTTCTTGAGTGCTTTCTGATCTACACCCATTACCTTTGCTAACTCTTCATATATCGGAATACCACGCATACCAAACTGCATCAAGTCACGAGTGTATGCCCTGCCCTGTGATTTTAGTGTTCCATATACATAAGATATATCGTCAAGCGAATGGCCTGTAGCTTTTGCCACAGTACCAAGTGTTTTCATTGTTGGAACTAATTCTTCAGCCGCAAAACCATAAGCCATAAGTTGTTTAGAAGCACTTACAGTTTCTTTGAAGGTTAGTGGAGAGTTTACTGCAAATTTATATAATTCATCTAACTTAGCTTTTGCCAAGTCAGCAGATTTCATCATCACGGTAAACGCCATAGTCTGCTCTTCTACGAATCTATTGAAGTTTACGCCGCTGGTGATTGCTTTGCTTGCCATTTGAATTCCCTTGGCAAGACCGAGATAGGAAACCGCCATTCTAGCTAGATTCCTCTCTGTAGAGGAACCTGCCTTAGACATCTCCTTCTCGGTCGTCATGCCAAAAGAACGCATCAACCTTTCAGCTTGTGCAGTACCTTGAACTTCAACCTTTAGAACCGCCTTTTCTTGTGTCATGCCCATGTTTTTCCAAAGCCTCCTGTTCTATCGCTTTAGCTTCCAGTTCAAGGGCAGTAATGGCATCAAGCACATCACACGGTTCATTCGCCCAGCCTTGTCCATTCGGCAATCCCCACAGCTTAGTATAATTGTAGTATTCAAGTGCTACAATAAACTCTGGATTTTCTAAATATGTTTTTACATCTTTTCGTAATACAATCGTCGTCTCATCGTTAAACTTTCTTGCATATACAGGAACATCACCTTTGTCCTTCCTGTACTTTTCATTAGAGCGCCTACCATCATAAAGAAGATGATAGGCAATTCTTAGTTTTTTTCGTTCACCTTACCGTTCAAGACTTCATTCAGGAACGTAAAGATTTCTTCTACAAGAGCATCGAATTCCACAGAAGCACTGAAAAGTTGTTCAACCGTAACAATCTTTTTCTCTTCAACCTTGCCATCTGCCTCTTCAATAGCGTATGAAAGATTCTCAATGCCTGTGACAAGCTCTTTGAGTAGTTTCACACGATCAATGGCAATGCTAATTTGCGGCTTACCATCGATGTAATCAATCTGCCTCGGGAAGAGCTTTTCCTTCATGGAGATAGTTGGGGCCTTGTATTTAACCCTTATCTGCTCTCCAGAAGGAAGGTCTTTGTTGTCATCAAACTCAGGTACAAAAATACGATTGCTAGAAACGGAAAGAATCTTCATCATAGTGGTATCTCCTATCTATGTATTGTTGTGACTATAGCCGATATTAGTTAGCTATAACGTAAACGATTGGGTCAGCGCCAATAAAACGCAGACCCGATTCCCATGCCTGAGCAGAACCCATATCGGCACCGAGAGAGTAGCCAAAGAGTTCAACTTCACCGAAGAGGAATACTGCGTCTTCACCTGTGGTGACATCATCATCCTGAAGCATGGCTTTGATATAGTAGGAATCACCGGCTACAGTGTTCATAATGGCATCGGCAGTACTGAGTTTGTCACCAGTAACTACACGAAGGAATCTATTCAGGAGAGAGCCCGCCTTCTTCATCTCGGATACCATGTTGATACCACGAACAGTCCCAGAAAGGTCTGTCTTGCCCTTACGATACTTCTTTACACCATCTACAAGAACGGTTACTTCTATCTCATCCGCACTGAACTGCATGTCGAAAGAAGAACAATCTGCGACAGTGGTGAAAGTAGCAAGAGCGCCAGAATTGGTAGCGGAGAAGGTAACAGTTCCGTCACCCTGCCAGAGATCACCAACAATATATCCAGCGGGGAATACAGTGTCTCCAGTTTTAATTGCGATCTTGTACCAAGCTCCAGCGACTGCGGTACCTGTAGTGAGAGGAGCGGCAAAAGACGCCTTTGCCAACGATGCGTCTGATCCAACCAATTTATCAAGTCGTGCCATTTCATAGCCTCCTATATAAGATGTAATCTATATATGCTTATACATATATGCCTTTACTTATATAGGAGAATTACTATTTTGTCAAGAGGGTTAAGTTATATTGTTATATTTTTTTGCATTATCTTCCCACCATAAGGGCTGTAAATTAGTATAATGAAAACATTTAAGAATTTGCTCGGGGTCAGATAAATCAAAAGAGGATACAGGCACTATATGATCGATCTGCCACGCTGATATGCCTCGTCTAGCATTTCCATAATTTTCCCAAGTCATGCCTTCCTTCCACAAAGCTTTTATGTATTCTCTAAAAAATTCTGCTGAACACCCAACCAACTTATCGTTTTTTGAATGGGGCTTAGTACCAAATAAAATACCACGTACCTTAATTCGTAGTTTATTAGGAAGTAGAGCTAAAGCGTTGCCTATATGAGAAGCATGTTTCTTTCGACTATACTCCAAATACTGTTCGATGTGTTCCCTGTAATACTCTTTTCCCTTATGCCTATAGTAGTCGTGGTTCGCATAATAGTGCCGCTTTTTCCCTTCAAGTAGCATATCTCTATTTTCTTCTCTATACGCCTTATTCTTTTCCTTGTATTCATCTCCTCCATCTTTAACCCACTTACTTTTGTATGCTCTAGCACAAGTCTTACACCTAAAAGTATGACCCAACTCCTTCCGCTTATCTATCTCGAATTCATCCAAAGGTTTCTCTTCTCCACATAAAGTGCATACTCTATATCCTTCTTTTGAAGCTATGGGGGAATCTAAAGTATGTCGTTTCACAGTTTCGGTCTTATTCATCTTTTTTAGATAAGCCAGATGTGCTTTTTCCCTAACACAATCAGAACAAGTCCCTTGTCTACCATCAGATACTGTGCTACAGACATAGAACTCTGTAAGTGGTTTGACTGCACCACACCGATTGCACCGTTTCATTCCTTCTTCCATGAACCCTCCAAATACAAAAAAGAGATGCTAAGAATATAGCATCTCTTCTAAAATATGTCAAGTGACTCTTGTTACGGTTTCTGTAAAGTCTCTATCCAACGTATGCGGCATTCAAACTGGTATCGATATGTACTTATGACACCAGCATAGCTTCGTATAGACGAACAAGTAATATACAGATCATTTGCATCACCAAGTAATCCCCTGTAATGCTCTAATTCATGTAGAGCTATTTCTGCTATCTCTCGACCTAAAACCCATTGAGCGGGGCCAGCATCTACAGAGATACGGACGTTGGCAACTTCTTCAATAAGGCCACTAGTTATCTGTGTTCTAGTACCCCCTGAATTTTCTATAACTAGCCAAGGCAGTTTGAAGTTCTCAGCAATAGGGGCTTGGACAATAACTATCTTGTTATCACCACCAAGAGGAGTTGTGAGAGCGGCTTGTCCTTGTAGGTATGTAAGTAAGTCTTTCTCTATCATTATTGTCTCCCCTTTACTTTCTTGAAGGCTCTGATGGATTGTCTAATTGCTGTTTCCCACGCCTTCGTCATTACAGGGCCAACTTCTTGTATCATAGGTGATACGAAGGGGTGTGCATCGTATGTTCTTGTACGGATACTATTGATTATCCACCAGAAATGTTGTTGTTCTGCGGGACTGCCATCAGCATCTATATTTAGTTCTCGCTGTACCCATTCTTTCATATTTTTTATGAATTCGTCTGTACCCTTATCGGTCTTATGTGGGCCTTGTGGGTATTCTCGGGCAACAGCAGAAGGAGCCTCAGAACCTATCCATACTTCATCTGAAGATGCAGGGGCAGATATACGGTCACTGGATATAGCCGGAGCGGATATATTACTACCTGTTTTCTTGGTTCTCCATGTAATAGAGTTTGTAGTTCTACCAGAAGAATCGTATGGAGTGGTCAATTCTCGCATCTTGTCTCGGATTATAGCGCCAGTAGTATTGAGACAACCCTGCTTGGCAATATCAAAGGTTGTTGCCCAATCCCGGTTTGTTATTTCTCCCGATAAGGTGTAGGCGGATTTCCTAGCCATATCATCCTATATCCCATTGAGCGCGTTCAAGCATGAACATGGCGTATGGATTGATGTTGCGCCATATTTCGGGGGAACCTATGACTTTACGTTTTATCCCGTATGAATCAATAAAACCATCTCCGGGAAGTACAACAGAAGCGGCACTTACTGGAGAGAAACATACTTCAGTCACGTTCTGGAATATCTGCTGGTTACGTAAATTCTCATCCGCCGCTACAGGCTCTATACGTCCAGATATAGTAGCAATAAGCACCCAAGCACTATCACTCCAACCCGTAGTCGGAGTAAGACGGTATACTTTAATTTCTGCATCTTGGTATTCTGGAAATATCATTTATGCCCCCGCTAGGAAAGTGTTATACACATCCTCAGAGGTTGTGGTTATTCCAACTCTAGTATTCTGTATGAGCTTTTTTAACTGCCGTCCATAATTAGTCAGTTCCCATTCATCACGGATAACACCAGTACCACCATAAGACACTGCAAGACGACCCTCCATCTTGTAAGTAACGGCCCCCGTTTCACTTCCACTTCTAACAGTGAGCAATGCCCACGTATGTGCAACTCTAAGCGCTACAGCCAAACTATACTTATCGCCGAAGAAGCTGGCGCTTGTCTCTGCCTGTGCCATTGTTATACGAGTATCCACGTTAGCTAACAATAACACATCTGGGGCTATTACGCCAAGAACTTCTTCGACTGATAACATGGTATTACCCCTTTATGCTTCCATCGTTGATACCTTTGACCTGCTTTTCAATCTCAAGACGCACATCCTGTCGGCCTTCTGGATCACTACCATTAAGCCAAGCGTCAAGGCATTTCAGATCATAAGTATTACGAACAATTTCAAATACACGATTACCCTTACGGTCACAGTCCTTGAGCCTTGCAGGGACACGCACCTTAGCAGTCTCACGGGCATCATCAGACTCAATAGCAAAAGCATATTGACTTGCTTCTGCTTTATCTACTTTCTTGAATTCTTCTACAAGTATGCCAGCGGCAATCTTGTCTGATACATAATCACGAGCGCCCTTCCAATTCTCATCTGCCACTTCGGTATATCCGGGAGGAAGATCAATGAAGAGTGACACTTCAAAACCCTTAACAGGAATTCCGATTGAACCACGATTCTTGTTCTGTACTATCATAGGTATCTCCTTGTTGATAGAAAAATCCCTCCCCCGATTAAGAGGGAGGAGGTTACTAGATCAGCTTACGAAAAAACTCCAAATGCTACACTCTTAGGATAGAAAACCGTTACACCCGCAGTCTTTGCACGGCAGGGAACCACATAGCGAAGGCCATCACGGTCAATATCTTCCTGAGTAAAGGGAAGGGGCATATCGAACACGAGGTGGTCACTATCATTCTTCCAAGCCACCATCATAAGACCACCAGTGGAGCTGGCAGTTGCGAGCTGTGCGAACCACTCCACACGCTTCACATACTGTGATACACGAAGGAAGTAGGAAAGGACAGTCTCTTCAGAGTCAGCATCAAGGCGCTTGGTGGCGATGAGGTTGAAATACTCAAGGGGCAGAGCCAGAACATCGGGAACCTCAATACCATTAGTGGCATTGACGATGTAATTCTGAATACCAAACAGATCAGTCAGAATCTGGTCAGAAGTCTTGTTTGTCCAGAGCTTGCTGGTGCCCGTGCCGGTAGCAGGAACGGCGTACTCGGAAATGCCGGGATAATTGAATAGACCATACAGGCCCGTAGCAGTTTCACCACTACGAGCTATTTCATCGAGCTTCATATCCATAGCCTTACGAGCAGCATTAGCCCTCATTGACTCAAGGGGCTTGCCCACGCGCATAGCGGCCATAATCTCGTCCTTGTTGTAGCCGTAACTGTTATGCACGGGCTTAACCTTGACCGAGATTTCAGTACCATATACATCGACAGGAGGAAAATCAGTTGCATACATAGTGCCGCCCATCTTGGCAATACCAACACGGGTATACACACGATGGGTAATGGTATCTACGGTAGGATCACCTTCCATAGAAATTGGAAGAATGTTCAGGAGTTTAGGTTCCTGAAACTTCACATCATAAGTCTTTGCACGGATGGTTTCAAGCTCTCGGTCAAAAAAAACCGACTCGCCAGAATCCAGCTTTAGGTAATTATCACTCACGGTATTTCTCCTTTGTTACTTCAGGCCACGGACTTCAAGTACCGCAAGGCCACCAGAAATGGTGCTACGGAAATATCCACCGATATCATAGTTAGCGGTAGAAACATCAGAGAACTTACCAAGAGTACCAGTGCCGATAGACACATAAGCGGCATCCTTGTCAGCAACGGTGGATTCAGCAAGAACCCAAATCTTACCATCACGGAGAATAGAAACAGAGTCCTTGTTCTTCCAGCTAGATGTACCAGCTCCAAAGTTATTGCCACCAGTCTGAATGAAACAAGCGGCACCAAGGAATTTACCATTGGTACCATAGGTGATGGTTGCAGTAGCCTGACTAGCACCGAGAGTAACAACCTGAGTCATGGTAAGGTCTAGCCCAGCAGGGCCGGAGATCACGATGCCCCGGTTAGTACCACCAACAACAGCAGAAATGCCGAGAGTTATAAGTTCAGCCTTGGCATTGATAGCTGCGATATGTGCGGCCATCGTGGTGGCATGGTCGGTAGCAAAAGTATTAGCAACCGAAATACCATTGATAACCGAAGTGATTACGTTGGAAGCTACAAGGTCAGCACTGAGAAGGGTAGTGATCTTGTCCTTGTGAGGGCCGTAACACTTATTCTCAGAACCGACGAAACCGAACACTGGAGCGCCAAAGGCAATGTCCTCCTGTGCAATAGCAGATTCTACATCATGGTTATAGCCATAAAGCAGACCCGCAAGAGCGATATCCATAGTACCGTATTCAGCCATTATAATCCTCCCTTTTACTTTTCAGCCTTGTGCTGATTCTTGAGACGTTCAATCATATTGCCACGAGCAGACTTAGCAGTAAGAGCCTCATCTACTTTGACAGTACTAGTACCGGCGGCGCGAACCGTAGCATCGGCCTTGCTATCAAGGAATTCCAGAGCACCATCAAAACGACCAGTAAGATAAACCCCATCATGGCCATCGAGCTTGGCATTGGGGAAAACCTTCATAATGACAGCCTTCTGAATGTCAACATCTGCTTCATCACCCTTCAGTTCTATCTCGGCCTTCTCAGCGGCTTTGATGAGGGCAATCTTCTTCTCTACACCGGCATTGATAGCGGCGATATCAAGATGACTAGCCTTGACTTCAGCCAGTTCCTTCTCCAGAGCATCAACACGATCCTTGAAAGTATCACGAGCGGCTTCAACCGACTGCATATCAGCCTTAGAACTCGCAATAACTTTCTCGGCAGCATCTGCTCTTGACTTCTCAGCGTTGAGAGCCTTGATTACTGCCTCTTCAGCTTCGTAATCAATACCATCAAGCACTATCTTCTTGAGAGTAGGCATGTTAGCCTCCTTAGTGTCTATATTTTTCTCATCCTCTTTAACAAGAGGAGGTTCAACCATAATTGCATCAGCAGAATCAAATCTAATCCTAGCCGCTTCACCGGCACGGGCATTGTCTACAATAGCTACATGATTATAGCGTATATTCTTCTGGCGCTTATCATAAGGGACACCAAGCCATGCACCAGCCTCATCTACAAGATCACAAGAATACCCACAAGACAATTCTCGCTTACCAGAAAGCACATTAGCTATGGCATCATTATCTTGCACAACCATATCTATAGTAAGATGAATGTTATCCCCATTAAAGGGGTTGTCTCCAAGATTACCAACCTGATATTCCTTGACATTTGTAGCATCTACAAATACAGCAGGATGATCATTGGTAAGTGGTTTCAGACGGAGAGAGTCCATAGACACATCAGCAAATACATCGTCTGGATGCCGAAGTTCCCATTCGATAGTACCATCGGCTTTCTGATAAGGAAACACACCTATGCTAGTAACACAAGCACGGCCCTTCAGAAATCCTTCAGGGGTAGTTGTGAAAATATCAGTCATCCAACTAGGAGCATCTATTCGATCAAGTCTATTTACACTCATTATTTCTCCTTTGGCTTTTTCTTATCTATAGGTTTCTTTTAGTTGGCTTTGTTCCACATGACATATTGAGCCTCCTATATATAGTAAAACTCTAATGTATATACTCTATAACATAAGAATGTAATCTTGTCAAGTGGGACTAGCCTCTATGGTAATCCTCTGATTTATTGACACGTCGTTTATCTTTTACTATGATTTCGACGTAATTACCCTTCTCGGCAAGAGTAATTTCCACACTGCCATATTCCACACTCTCTATTGCCCGTTTAAGGGCTGTCAACATCTCTGGCGTACATCGCATAGGGGTTACTCCTTTATCTCGTCGTCTAAATCTTTGGCATATATATTCCAGACCGGCTCCGCACTGCAACGACAGGCAATTGGGCGACCCGGATGATCATGTTCCATTAACTGTGTACGGGGTTTCCATGTTTTACCACTATCTGAAGAATAGACATTGAAGTCATTCCAAGTACAAAATAGATCATCCATAATATAGTGACTTGGGATGGCTTTGGGAAATTTGCCAAGGGGATTACCACGCACACGCTCATCTTGTGCTGTACGCCATATATAAAATTCCATACCTATATTACGGAATTGACGTTCTGCCACGTAGCTATTAAGTTTACCAACTTGATCCCGTGCTATGAGTCTAGCTCTATATCCCATAATCTTATCCGATAACTTCTGTATCTCTGTAGCGAATTCCTCTATAGTCCAACCAGACTGAAGCCCATTCGTAATTAGAGTATTGAGTTTTGTTACATACTCGGTTGAAAGACTTTTTATCAATCGATAGTTTTCGTTGGCCCATACCTTAGATACTTCAGGGAACCAATTAGAAGAAGTATCAAGAGGAATTCCTGCAAGCACTTCTATCTTCTTCTCGAATTGAACTTTATATCTATTGAATATCTTCTCGGCTACAGCAGTCAATTCGCGGAATAGAATAGAAGAAGGTATGAGTTTTGCTCCATAAACTATTGCAAGTTCTTCCTGTAATTCAGACATGAGTTGTTCTATATCATCATTAAGATCATCGTATCTGGTATCTACGCGACTCTTTGTCATCATTCTTGGGAGATATGTATTAAGCCTGTCCATTGTAAACTGCACGAAATCTACTTGATATTTTCGTATGAGACGAGCATACTCCCGCTCTGCCCCTAGAGGGTATAAAATGGGTTTATGCCCTATATGGTATATTTTTTTTCGTTGTACTGAAGTCATAAGACTCCTATACATTTTTATAGCATTACGAAATTCAGTTGGTGCCATTTACAGGTTCCTCCACAGACTTCTCAAGTGGGGTGGCATTTTCTGGTATTTCATCTTCGGGTGGTTCCCATCCATGTTCCCTAGACAATTCAGCACTATCACGAATTCCAGATTCAACATATAACAATTCGGTCTCGGCAAGGAGTTTTTCTGTCTCAGCAGTTCGCTTGTCAATCTCGGATTTCTCGGTTTCAGTAAGCTGGTAGAGTGAATTGAAAGTTATATCTAATTTAGATGTAACCCCCTTCCACTGCATAATCATATCTATAAGTTTACGAAGTGCTGGCATAAGTCTATTGCGCTGTGATGCTTCTACAAGATCATAATAGTTACGAAGGTCATTCTCACCCGTGGCATTTAGACCAGCAGGACTTCGACCGAATAGACGAGTTACAGGGATTGAAGTAGAACCAGAGAGTTTAAGCATGAAACGATCAATTACTTCAGGAAGTCCAGCAAGGGTAGCATACTGCCGAGTATACTCCTCTTCCTTGTCCAATACAATACCATTTAATATTGACTTGGAAACATTTATAGCATTAAGGCGTTCCACAAGAAGAGACTGCCCCGTCTTTCCGTCTTTATCTGGAACAGAAGCAAGTAGTTCCGAGAGTCCTTCAAACTTGTATGTACCAATCATAAATTCATAGAGAAGATTTACTGTAGATTGAGTTACACCACCAAGATCACGCACATCTTCGTATATACGCTGTATAGATGACATCCCCCAATAACGAATATCAGGCGGTAGTGTGGTGTATAACTTGTTTGGGATAGGATCATTGAAGAAAGGAATTACACGGGAGTAATGCACGTACTGTTCTATGATAGCTGTACCTACATACAATCGAATCTTATATAAAAGTATCTGGCCGAAAGTAGGTGACATTAAATTCTCATCAAATTTGCACTCTGTCACGTTAATAGCAGTACGGTCTATTGGACGAAGATACTCTATCGTCTTTATGGACTTGAGCTTCAAAGGCTTATCCATAGTCTGTCCATCCATAGCGCCTATAAGAAGTATAGAACCACCAAAAAGTCTCTGCCAACGAATAGCGGTGTTAAACTTCTCTTCTGCATCAAGACGAATCAACTCATCCATTACAATTTGTGATGGCGCATCCAAGGGGGATTCATCCAGAGGCTTCTTTTTGATCTCGTCCGATTTATCGTCTAGGTATATCCACTCCCGAGTCATATCGTCAGCTATAATGTCAACGATACGAGAAGCAAGACCATCACCCAAATACATTTCAGCAAGTGTCGCATCGTCGAGGACGGTGGCCGTGCCATATTTAGTATACTGAGATTTGTCCTGTTTTTGGTTCAGACCAATTAAAGCGTTACTCCAACTGTCAGTACGAACGGCATTAAGACGCTCTAGGGGCTTTGGAATTTCTTGTGCTGGAGTGGATATTTTTCTCGGACGACCTCTTGGCATATATAAATCCCCCTATATTACAAATAGAATATGTAAAAAATACTATACATAACCTATTTCGTCAAGGGGGATTAGTTTATTATAACAAGAAATACTTATTTACCAGCGATACAAGTCTTTGATGTTCCTTGTCTGTATGAATTTACCTTGCCTCAGGCAGGAAGCCGCAGAATCTGGTGCGTCATCATGTACGTCTGCATCTACTGACCAATCCTTTATCTGCTCCAAATAAAATAAGTCAGTCTCCTTTGCCCAAGATATACGGGGCCATGCCTCATATAGATATTTGGAGATTTTCAATTCCTTCTTCATCGACTCAGTGTATGGTCTAGGCCAAACTCCATTAGATACAGCTAGTGGAGTAGAGGTAATGGCTTCAAGAGAGAATCCCCTGTCACTATTATCCTCCATAAAAAGTTTCTTAGCTCTATACAGAACCATCTTTTCAACAACAAAAGGTATCCAGTCCTTTATGTGTGTTTTTGCGAGGAATCCAATAGCACAAATACGGCCATTAGCAAGGGGCTTCATTATCGTGAGAGCGCAACTATCCTTACCTCCATAAGCGGCATCTATGTGTGCTATAGGTTCAGAACGATATGCGTAATCCCATTCACCAATTTCAGGTTCTTGGAATAAGTTATCCTCTTCATTTTGGAATTCAAGATCATAGTTAATAGCATAGATGGTTGCGGGTAGTTCTGATTTCTTACTTGCTATTTGCTCATCTGTCAATAGTCCAGTAACCGCTACGGGAAATTTCAATGCTGTAGGCATGACCGAGAATAGTCCATCTCTAGCCCAAGGAGTGCCTACTATTCTAAAGCGTCCACCCGGATCAAGGATATTTACTTGCATTTCCTTCATAATCATTTTTGTCTTTTCACGCTCTGCGGAAGATATGCGGTCTATAAGAGCTTCACAATCGTCTCCAAGAATTTCGGTAAAGTGACTTCCCGTCATACTTGAATCAAGACCATATGCAGTTAGAGAACCTTCTTTAGTCTTGGTTTTCTTTACGGAGAATTCAATCTTACCGGCTTTACGAGTTGTGAACGACCACTCCTCCCCCCATACGAGGGTGAGAAGATCGTGCACATTATCAAGCATACATATATTGGATATGTTTCTAAGCATTTCACTTGCTTCTGTGAACGTTTTACGCACTATAGCAATACGAGCATCTGGGTTCTGCATGAGATACCATATTGTACCTATCTCAGTTATCGCTGTACTTTTGTAGCTACCACGATGCCCCATAAGGGTTCTAACTTCTGTTGCCCCGTCTTTACCCCAGATATAGTGTATCCATTGAGAGTGCATTTTGGTTAGTTTGTCTTTACCAGCTAGATGTCCAAGCAGATGTGGGTATTTTGCTATCTTCTTTACATCATCCCAAGTGTAATTTGCCATGTGGCCTCCCTATATGAAATTTGCCCCATATAGTGAATATACTATATAGGGTACATCTCTGTCAAGGAGGGTATGAATTATGCTTTATTTTTCCATTCATCAAAGTATGCTTTAATGGTGGCATCGGCATGGACACCGTTCTGATTGAAGTAGGTATCCTGTGCCATAGCAAGGATGAAGTGTTCTGGTACCTTCAACATCTTGCCCGTATCAAATGCTTTGAACATCAGTTGTCGTGCCACATCCCAAGCCATCTTAGTCTCTGCTTCATCAAAAGCCTTCTGTATGTCCATCTTGTGTTCTCCTATAGGTACTATAGTAATGAATTACCTCTTATCAGTCAAGTAGGAAAACACGAAAGTTGTCATATTCTTTGTGGGCTGTGGCAATGTACGCTTTCCACGAGCAAAAGCCATATACGCACTAAGCCCCATATTATATGCCGCAACCATGCCCCATTGTGTCCCTGTATGTCTTTTCAGCACGGCAAGATGCTTAATCCCGACCTCCATACTGGCTTTCCAGTCATATGGATCGAATGGAACTCCACCACGATACTTATATGTGAACTCATCGATATAAGCACTATTGAGTTGCATAAGACCTATATCAAGGGTACCATTTGGATTTACATTCAGGGCATTTGCATCCCAAGCTGATTCCCACTCAATGAGTTTCGCTATCGTATACGGAGAAAGATCATACTCCTTGCATAGTAGCAGCAGTTCCAGTACATACTTCTTTGGTACAGGGGTTACTTGAGCGTTCACATATATACTAGGAGCCGTCGTGAATATCCACAATAGAATAATTGACTTTATGAACGAAGAACGAAACATGATGGTACTCCTGCAAATTCGCATATAGGGGGATTATCTTTTCCCCACCATTCTCGGGCCTCTTTAAGTACTTTTGGTGTCAGCGCCCTCTTACATTCTTCTGGATGATGTGCACACTGCTCATAGTAGCGACAAAATGTAGAATCTCTGAAACACAACACTATATCATCCCTCCATTCGGTTTCTTCCACTTCTAATCCTCCCACTGCCGTTCCAATACCCGTATACGTTCCAACAGATCAAGAAGATCATCGTCTAAAGTAGACACTGTATTTTCAAGGTCATGCACTCTGCACTCTAGGGTGCTTATTCTATTGAAATCATCCCTCATAATTCAATCCTCCTTATATAAAATCAGTTCTCCTGACTTTCCCGTGTAGTATACTACATTTATCCGGGCTTCGGCAATAGCCATAGCGCATATTTCACATGGTTTTGCCATAGCCCATGAACCATCTTTCAGAAGTCGCCCCACAATAAGGGTTTTAGCCTGTCCACGTGCTTTAAGGATGCACGAAACTTCAGCATGAAGATATTGTTTTGCGCCTCGACCAACTTTCTCAGCAAGCTCTTTCATACGTGGATGGGTTTTGACGTAGGAATTACATCCCATAGCTATTATATTGTCGTTGTCATCCAAAGCCACAGCCCCAACAAGGTAAGCACCTAGATGTTCCATAGGGAGTAAGTACGTACAGAGTTTATCAAGAGCGATGTAAGGAGTCATACGCCTGTATACCCTTTAAGAATAAATTCCAACACAGCCTCAGTAGCCTGAATAGCATCTAGGAGATTTTCCGGCACTTCATCCATAGGTATGATCCGCAGTGCATCTTTCATGGCCTCCAAATTCTGTTCAAGCAGTTCTATTACGTCTTTCATATCTCTTTCTCCTTCACTATAAGCATTTCTCCAGTTAGTGACTCTATGTACCGTATAACCTCCATAGAGAGCAAGAGAGCATCTATTTCACCACATGATAGCGTCTCTTTCTCAGCGTACCAGTTATACACACCCAAAGCCCGTTTTGTCAGGATGGGTATTTTATCCATTACACAATCCCCTTTGGTGGCTCAGGAAGGGGCATCCAGTGAGTTGCATCACGTATACAAGAATATCCACTATGATAGGGACTAAAGAAACTATTGCCTTTGTTACCTTTATAGTCTTGTTCATATACATAGTCACAACAGATTTCTCCATAGACAGGGACATATAGAATAACCCTCTGTCTCGATTTGGGCATCCTTTCTCTACATGGTATCCACTTATCCAACATTTTTCACCCCCCAGATATAGCGATACACAAGAATATACTACATTTCACGATAAAAGGCAAGCCATAATCGCCTATAAGGGTCAAAATTCCTGAAAATTTCTAGTTGCCTTCAATACCCCTATATACGTTTTTGTCCTATATAGCATCTTGTATACCCGATCTGGCACAATAGGGATCATTTAGATGCTATTGGTATGTAAGAGGGGGTATAAACCCATATATAGAGAAAAATATATATGAGAAACTTCGATAAGAGAAATTTGGAGTACTAGCTTGGCATCATTCGGGAGATGTAGACTATCAACTAAGGGTGCCTATAGGCCACTACCCTCCCCCCTCTGTTAAAAATAATTATTCCTAACATAAAAACTTATATAACATAATAATATATATGCTACATAATATACATACTAATAGCTCCCATAAAACATTAACCTAGATAGTACTGCTCTATGCTATGCTCTATGGTAGCAATACGAGCCACTGCATAGGTATCTATGGGAGCCACTGCATAGGTATCCTATATAAACAAAAATATATGCACTATAACCAGTATCTGGTACTTGTTGAACCTATACTAGGAATATCTGTATGGCACGATAGAACAATAGTATATGCTCATTGACAGGTATGAATACTATAAATGTATGAAAAAGTATACAGATATAGGAACCTTACTGTATGCTATATGTACTATTCTATCTAATAATATATATATAACTATGTATCTTATTGTGGTATTGTAGTACCAGAATACCTACTAGACTTACTATAATCATACCTATAAACCATGCAAGAAAACAAAAATAAGAAACAAAAAAACTACCATAATCGGAAACTATAAAAAAAACTACCATAGCTCAATACTATGGTAGTAAGTAGACAATATATATATTTGGAATTACATTATTACTATAATATATTCCAGACTATACCGCCACGTTTACCACGTGTAATTTCATAATCAGGGTATATGCCTTGAATATCCAATAGATTGCCCTTCCATGCCAACAATGTGGCGTCATTGGAGTCTGAGCCTACTTTATTATGTTCACGCTCCCAGAAATATAAAATACTATCAGCACTTTTTTTAGTACCGTACAATATATCGGTACTGCATGGTGGACTAAAACTACCGCTAGCACTAATTGTTTGGTACGAAATAACCATGATTTACCGCCTCTAATAAGTAGAAATACAACCTATATATAATCCAGTATCTTCATCAAAACTAGGATATTGCTCATCATTCTGCATATCAAAGGCATTGCCGGCCGCGAGCCAGAGAATGTATTGGTATACAGTATCATTTTTCATTAAATTTATATCGTTAATGCCATAGGATACTAAAACTTTACAAGCATTGTTAATAGGTATAGTCGATAGTAACTCACGATTGATTGACTGTATATATCTAGTACCACTATCGCAAGTACCACTATGGTAGCAAGTAATCATTTCATCATGAGTGAAATAAATAGAAATGTCACTACTAGCAGCGTCAAGTATTTTCATACAATTATCTCTCCTTATATTCTATGCTCAGATTTCCGTCAAGAGTAAATATTCTCCTGTCAGTGTATAGCATACCATCAGTCCAGTACCATATATGATTTTCTTGATATATTCCAGATACACTATAATATTTAGCTATAGCATTTATTCTATGTTTAGTAGTTATCGTTCTCCATGCGCCATCAATTACACCTAAAAATAACTCACTATCATGCACAGAGGCAAGCAATGTACCATGTAAAAAATAATCCATTGCTTTAGTGACATCATTATACTGTACCGTATCTCTGTTCCATTTAGTCCACGAATTCAATGGCTTGCCTATTGATAGTGATTTCTTATTAACCAGAGCGTCAAGAATTTGTGTTTCAATAACTCGCATAGTTTACCGCCCTTCCTTAAAAACTATGCTCAGATTTCCGTCGAGAGCATAATTAGAACAATAGAATTTTCGAGCCTTACATGCCTTGACATACGACACAAATTTTCCAAGAACTACGCCGGTAAAATCATCTATAAGAATAAACATAATATCACCTGTACTTTCGTGGCATATCCGCCAGCATGACGATATTCTGAAGTGTGTCAATGGAAACACTCTCACCATTATGGAAATATTGTATTGTTACATATACTCCATGACCTATAGACTGCTCGACCGTAGACAAAAACTCACTGGCCTTACGTACCGACATAGTATCAACACTCCACGTGGATTTCTGGCCATCATAGCCAAAATTTGCTGGATTTGTCGTCCAAAATACCTTAATTTTTGACCGCATAGATAGAGACATAGTATACCGCCTTCAAAAATGATACTGTATACGAAAGTATACAGTTAGTTTCCTCGCCTTACAATCAGCAATGTCTTGCCTTTATTGTATATTTTGTCTTTTTTTGGCTCCGGCTTGCTTGCCTGCATAGCACGTGCTAAAGCGGCGCAAGCATCATTCAACTGGCTCGTATAAGCATTGCTCATCTCTCATACCTCTTGATACCACAATAGTCGATTATTGCCATACTGTCAACCACTATTTTACATTATTACTAGTTTTTTGACGATTTCTTGACGATTTCTGTTCTAAATTTTGCCAAATAGATATAAAAATCATAAAAAGAATGAATTCTGGTATGTTTCATAGTTTTATCTCCTTGCCTGTAATTACACAATATAGCATCATAATAGTCAATATAAGCAATGGTATGCAAAAAATATATACCATTATAGATACGCTCCAATATTGTCACTGTCTTGCATTGTGCGAGTTAAACTGTAGTTATACAAATCTAGCAAATAATCTTTTAGTCCGTAACTTTTAGGCTTTATGCCATGAAAATTTATCGATATTGAAAAAGTAGATAGCAAAGAAGAAGTAACCACAATAGTAAACTCATTCCAGCCACAATAACTGTCATTATCCATGCTATGATATGCAGAATTTATCACTATTCTACTGGAATTCGATTTAACCATATCAATAGAATTTCCGCTATCAATGCCGCTTCCACTAGGCAAATAATTTTTAACTATATCGTCAAGATAATCCATCCAGTCAATACTGTGGCTTCCGATATAATTTTTAGACTCGATGCACTGAGCAATTTCTCTGTAGACTTTCCTGTCAATCATTGTGTTTCCCTTCCTATTCGACAAAAAATAGCGCCTTCAATTCGGCAAGCGCCGATTCAGCTTCCATTATACTTTCTATACAAGACAGTATAATTCCATGACCATTGTATACGATATTGTAACAGCCTGAATTTGCTATAGATTTTTCGATAGTCAACGAAAAAATTGTAATCGGTAGACAACGATAGTTATTGTCAGTGTGCACCATTGTTACACGATTTCCCAAAATTTCAACCGTTCTACTCCTCATATTATGTTTCCATCAATATAAAATTCATAATTACTTGCTTTAATTGTTTCTATAATACTTTCTTCACTGGACAAATAATCGTATTCTTCCGACAATTTGCTATAAAATTCTTGCATAATTGAACGGAAAATTTCTGTCATGTCATTATCCAATTCAACCGAAAAACTTGCACTATACCTGTCACAGTCAAATTTGACAGTCTGCTCATGGCAATAATGGTGGGAATATCGGTATAAATCGCCTTCAATTCTATAAAAATTTCGACGCTGAATTGCTTGCAAATCTTTTATACTTGAGTGCAGGTCCACCCATGTAGGAAATTCCGCTATAATTTTATGTAAAGAATTCTTTGCATAGCTATAATGTCCAGTAAATGATAGGCCAGCTCCTTGACTGCCAAATCCACAAAATTGGATATCTTTTGATCGAGTGTCGAATCCTATTATATGCAAAATTTCCACAAATTCATCAAGAATACTTTCGTACCAAAATTCGTCCGATATATTTATATCATATAAAATATCTAGGACATTTTGTTGCACTTTTCCTGACAATTCCGCAAAACTATAAACTGTTGTTTCAATTTTCCGCATGTTCTGCCCCTTTATCAAAATTCTGAATTAAAAACTACGATTTCGTCATCATAGCCGCAAATTGTAGTACAATCACTCAACCAATCTATAATCGCGGAATTTCGATCATCTATATCGACATACTCCGCGGAGTTAATACCAGTATCATACTCTCGCAAAATATCATCATAGGTACATTCGACAAATTCGCAACAGAGACTTATAGCGTCAAGCTCCATTTCTTTTCCAGTATCCTCTTCGTATTGTTCCAAATAGTCAAACAAGTATCCTAGTCCAGAAAATGAAAATTGATTTGCCCTATTAGCAGCAACAAAGGCCGTTCGAAATTCATTAAAATTAACTGTTACATACATTGTGTACCTGCCTACAATAATCAGTTGAGGACACTATATTTGTCCTATGCAAGTATACTAAGCATAGTTCGAGTTTTAGTCAAGCGAATTCGAATTATTTTAGTTCAATATGAACTAGATATAAATTTTATGTATTATATAGAAGATTTCAGTTATCCACAGGTTTATGCACAATAGCCTTGACTTATGCACAGGAAACATTTATATTATCCACAGGTTAAACACAATTTGAATCGGCCTGTGTATAAGTCTACAAAACAGCCGAAAAGAAAAGATAAATTTATTATGTTATTAAACTATATAATTTTTTATACCATGAATTTATTATTCATGTTTAGAATATATTATGTGAATAAAGTTTTTTGTGGCATGAAGAATTTATTATGTAGTTAAAAATTCATTATGTTAATAAATATTTTGTTATATGGTAACTTATTCTTGGCATAAATTGTTTATAGCCTCAGTTTGGCACTATGCCCACTGCCCTGAAGAACCAACAAGTACACCTTAGAAAAATTTGAAGAAACTTTAGAAAAATTCACCAGTACACTTTTGAAAAAAATTGCTCTCATACATATAGGGAAATTCGTTTTTCCAATTTTCCCTATATACATTATTTTCCCTTTACTGTATAATTATTTTTCTCTTTTGCATAGAATTATTTTTGTCTCTTATATATAATTACTTTTCTCGCCCGTGCATAATTACTTTTCTGATTTTACAGAAATTATTTTTTTGTCTTTCATATTATTGATTTATTTTGTATATAATCTTTATATATTTTTATATCTATTAAGTCTTTTTATCAATATCAATTCATTATAGTATATATAATTAACTATGTTTTATGTTTTATATTATTTATTTATTGTATATTTAATTTATTTAATCTCAAGTAATTATCTTAATATCTTTTCATGTATATTAGTCTTTCATATTGCATGATATTTTATTTCATACTGTTATTCATGTATATTTTATTCTCTTTCTCGCTTCATATTCTTATTGTATATTTATAATTATATTATTCTCTCTTACTACTCTCTTATATACATTCCCGTTCGTCTCTCCCTTACTACCCTATTCCCGTGCATTAGATTAGTTTTCTGAATTTCTGGATGAACTTTTTTTCAATTCAATACCCCAGCAGGGACACTCTGTAAGGATATGTAGTATTCTATGCTAGTTTGGCCTGTACGAGAAGCTACTTTTTTTCGGAAGCTCTCATATAATCAATATCCTCTACAAAGGTATTCTTTTCATCCTCATCAAGTCTGTCAGCAGTGTGAGTTATACCCCTGACAGCCGTATCTCTACAAAAATCCGCTACATGTTTACAATATATAACTTTATCCCGACCCGTCGTCTGTACGGGGTAGGGAATAATTCCCAAAACATCCCGGACTTCTTTAGATTGATGTAGCCTATGCATACCATAGGCTCTTGTTATCTATCACCTTATATACCATGACAACCTTCGTAAGACTCCAAATAAATGAAGGGCTTAGGAAGTTGTGCCTCTTCCCTGATTCTTTTATTCAAGGTAAGAAAATACTTAACAAAGTGAGCAGACGAGTATAAGAATTCCCATCCGCTCTTCTTATACATATACACATCCTCTATGTATCCATGATTATCAAAACACACTTTGAAAGTGTTGCCAGTAGAAGTATCACGTAATAGCCTAACAATTCCCATATCTATTTCTCCTACAATAGTTCTGACTTGTATCTAATATACTAAATTCTATCCAGATTGTCAACTCTTTTCATATCAGAATCGTCAAAGTCCACAGACCCGAATATCTCTCGGCGCTTCTTCTCTGCATCAATGTCATTTCCCTTAGTGCTATCTCCACCAATCTCACCATGCAGTTTAATCAAAGCAAGTAGAGCCGCCAATGCCTTCTCTTTTGTGGGGAGGACATAGCGGGTAAACGTTGCGCCCGTCTTGCTATTGATGACGTACTCGATATTCTCTATGAGTTGTCTATGTTGCTTAGGTATCTCAGATAAAGGACGAGCATAGTTATCGTCCGTGTAATAATTCCCTATATCGAGATTCACTATTGCTTCGTACTGAGCCATAACCCTATGAGGGAGCCTGACTACGGCACTACGCCAGACCTCCCCAAGTATCCTCTGATATGCCTGTTGTACGTTTGGTTTATCAATGAGTTTCTTTGCCGCTAATTTAGCATATTGCTTATTTACAGTATCAAATGCCTTCATATATGCGGCGGCACCATCGAAAGACGATTCAATATAATAATATACAAAAATTATCTCAGCAGGAGACAACCCCAAGCCCTCCACCAGAGCATTACTATACTCTGGGAGGACTGCCTGTATCTCTTTCTCGTTCTCAAGGGCTATCTCTTCCATAACTTCGTGGTCAAGTTTATGTTCTTTCATGTGTATACTCCTGTAACTGTGCGATTTTCTTGGTATATTCTACACACAGAGTAAGGAGTTTGTCAATAGAGAAGTATACCCTATTACTACGAGTTGCCATATCACGAAGATTCCGTAAATCCTCTACACTGTAGTGTTCCCGCATCCAGTCAGGGTATAACTCTGGATCACCCCCAGAACACAGAGCTTGTGCGGCAAGACCCATGGTATGAGCATTACGTTCATCCCATCTCAGAGCGGGAGCGTATGAAGGGGGGTAATAGTATACCAGCACAAGGCGCTTGGTTATCCCAGAGATAACACATTTTCTATCTCGGAGACGTATATACTTCTTGAACAACTTATCAAGACCTCGCTCCAGCTTTTCCCGATTGGCTTCTGCTGGATCATTCTTACCCCTCACCCCCCGAGCATTAGTTTTAGGGGTGAGGGTAATAGACTTATAGTTCATCGCCCCCTCTCTAGCATTATCTCCTCTGCCCTCGCTATGGCTGTAGCTTCCATGCTATGCCTGTTATTGGTGTTTAGAACCTTCACATAACAGATATCATTTTCCTCATCATATCCTTCTACCAGATCAGCACCAGTCACACGATAATTCTCGTCTACACAAAACCATACAGAATCAGGTATGACATAAGGCACATCCACATTACCCTTGTCGATATGGAAATCCCCATCTACACTAGATGACATATCCGCTACGAATTTATCTGCTTTCTCTTGGGTTGAAAAATAGAATGCACCCATGTCCTCTTCGTAAGAGTATAGCGTAACTATATAGATTTTATCAATCATGCATAACCTCCTTTGCGTTTGGCCCCGTAACCCACTTCTAATAAACACTCTTAGCATCATAGTTCATTTCGGGTATCATGTCAAATACTTTATGATAGTAGTTACCTCCTTGACATTGCCTATGAAATTTAGCCGCTTTGACTGCATCATCTTCTGATGAATCTATCCCAACTGGAAAACTGTATACATTAGTTCCATATCGATATGCCATTACTAGATATACACGCTATGACTGGGGTATATCACTCATACTTCTGTTTTCTTTTTTTGTGCTTCAACGAATTCCTGTCTCATTGCCTCTTTACGTTCTCTAGCTTGCTGATGGAAGTATGTATACATTTCTATCCGCATCCTCCGGCGCTCATCTCTTGGTATCTCCATGTATGTAGGGATATCTACACCCCAATAGTTCAAGAGCTTATCCTCAAACAGATCATAGCTTTCCTGCTTGTAATTCCTTGGCTCTATGAAGTACATCCTCTTGGCATCTTTCATGTGCCTTACCAGATCACTATGGTTCTGACCCATATACCTATTCATTCGGGTCTTGAGCCTCCAGCGCCACTTCTGTCTACGTCTATGCACTTCTGGCGCTCTGTCTCGATGCTCTAGATACTCACTATCAATACGACCAAATCCGGGAATTATGACATTACGTTTACCAAAGTACAAGGCGAAAGACAGGGCATAAAGGATGGCCTTGGTCATCTTTTTGTAATCGACACGAGATGCCAGTTCTGGTTCACACAGAAAAGCGAGATTGGCAAGATGTGTATACTCATAATCCTTTGTGGAAATGGAGTCCATGTAAGCATCAAGTCGTTGTGCCCTGTTGCCGTCCTTGTAATACTGAAGCATTAGTTGTGTCCTATGTAATACTTGAAGTATTTCTGGACAAGTACGGTAACACATACTCCAGCAAAGAAGCAACAGGCAAAGCAGATATACATTCGATCTATGAGACTCATTTTGATTCCTTATTTGTGGGTATACGACCAAAGGCATCACACTCCGTTAAGTATTCATCTTCAGTCAATACTTGAGATTCCTTCTGTCTGATTGCATCTGGGGCGATGGTGGAGAGAGCTTTCTTCAGCCTGTTAAGTTCGTATACTATAGATTTCAGATCGCGGAAGAATGTTCTGTCCTCTGGCTCTGTTAAAACACAAGTAAACCCTTCTGGCCCTATAAGCAACTCGTAGTATTCACACACCCCAAACAGTTCTCGTTCGTCTGGTGTAGCAACTCGGTATTCAACAAGGGACTCGCGGATCATATCGATGTTGGATTTCATATCGACTACTCCCTAAATCCATTGTAAATTTCAATGGTGTTTTTATTCAGAACGACACGACCATATCGTTTGATGAAAGTTTGCAGTTCTTCAATGGTGCTAATCTCTACATAGAGGGGGGTATACAATTCATCCCATTCATCTATAAGCTCTTCATTCTCGTCAAAATCGAATCCAAGAGCAATCTGCTGTTCCTTATCCAAACTAAACGCATTAGTAACTGTCAACCTGTATTGCATGTGTGCCTCCATGCAATAGAAGATACCACAATACTTATAAAATGTCAAGAAGAAAAACGTGGGGCGGCGAGGATATCGATAAGATGCTAGGAGCGAGTGCAAGCGCACTGAACAAGGATAGTGCGCCATTGCGTTTATTACGTCCATTTGACGGAAAGTACGCACTACCTATAACAAATGTCACCACAGCCCGCCTCGTTAAACTGGTGGGATATTTGCCTGAAGTATATGGGGTAAAATCTTTGCATACTCCCAGCATAGCCAAAAAACGGAAACAGTAGCGAAAGCATAAAGCTAGGTAGACCAATAGGACAAGGCAGAAAAGTGCCGGAAGCGGCGGCGGCGGGGCAATCCTCCTATAATTTTTCCTATTTAGGAGAATAGTAGGATTTATACTTACATAGGGAACTATATAGCACTCTATTTTATAGCACTCTATTCTATAGCACTCTATTTTATAGCACTCTATTCTATAGCACTCTATTCTATAGCACTCTATTTATATTATATCTATAGTCTATTCTAAGTATCCTAGTTTCTCAAGTATTCAAATCTCAAATTTATATTATATAGTTTTTATTAGGAATTTATGACCATGAACGAAGTGAATGGTCTAGGACAAAGATAAATACGAAGTATTTTCTGAAGTCCTATATTCTCTTATATTCTCTTCTCTTATATTATATTATATTAGTTAGATGCATTTTCTGCACGGGTCTACATGGAAAAATTCATCAAAATCCCTAAAAAGCTATGCACTTTCTGCATACCCATGCACTTTCTGCACGGCTTTTGGGTAAGTCCTTATTAGATGCACTTTCTGCACGGGTCTAGTAGATTGGAATTTGTTTCCGTCTATCTCTATTGTATATAGGTTCATATAAGTCAGTACCCCCCTTGACATTTTATATGTACTTCATTATTGGGATTTCAGGCTCCACATATAGTGGCCGGAAAATTGGAAGAGAATGAGCGAAGTCAGGTTTCGATCATGTATCTTCTATATTATTCTAGTGCCCATTGACAGATTTTCAAGAATCTGTTATTTTTATTCGCGTTAAGTGGCTGCAACCCCTTGACAATGCTTTCTTGTGACGGCATAATGATAGAGCGTTATTTGATTCTAAAGGAAGTCGTCACCTTCCTTGAACCTTTGCAGAGGGGAATCAAATAGCGCTTTTCTATTTAGAGGGGTCAGATATGGACAATGACATGAGTGTCTATGGAGACAAGAGGATGACAGTTAAGGAAGTAGCAGATATCCTTGGTTATGAGTATGATACCATACGAAAAAAGATCAAGGAACTATTTCCAGAGAACGTAGAACAGGGTAAGTCTACGTTGCTCACAGAAGTACAGGTGGTTGAATTGAAGAAACGCCTAGTTCCACGCACTGCGGCATTGAAATCCGGGGTTGATTCTGCATCTACTGAACTCGAAATGAAGCAGAAAACCGTTGAAGTAATGGCTTGGCTTATGGGACAAGTAGAACAAGAAAAAGCCGCTCGTATGGAAGCAGAGCGTAAACATGCCATATTGATGCACGTTTCAAAGACGTATACCGCTACTGAGATTGCTAAAGAGCTTAATCTGAAGTCAGCACAGGAGTTGAACAGACTCCTTGTGGATAGGAAAATTCAGTATAAACAGAATAATACTTGGGTGCTGTATTCAGACTATTCCGATTTAGGTTATACTGAAATAAAGCAGAAGGTATTAGATACAGGGCGCATCGTATATGATCGACATTTTACTCAGGATGGTCGTGCATTCCTTCTAGGTCTATTTTCTAAGGAATTGGTATGAAATCTTCGGATTATGAAATGATAGAATATAATGGAATAAAAGTAAATGCCATTTATTATGGAGAAGGGCAACTGGCCCTTATATGCCTTACAGATATATGTAAGTATTTCGGTAGACGTATTGATAAATATGTTTCTACTAATTATTGTGATCGAAGTTCATGGGAAGCCTATAGGGGGAAAGGAGGAGGTACTTATGGGTCTAGGGAGGATGCTGATGCAATTATAGCTTGGTGTACATACAAACCAGCATCTAAATTTCGCAGATTGGAGTTAGACTTTTTAGATGTGGTAGAAGCAATCCTTCCTAGTATGCCTCAACGCCCTTTAACTCTGTTACGTCAATATGAAGTTGTTTCCTATCGTTTGGATGGGTACATTCCCGAATGGCAGATCGCTATTGAGTATGATGAGGCATATCATAAGAATAAGTGGCAACAACGGTTGGATGAGGATAGACAAAAAGCAATTATTAAAGCATTACATGGTAAAGTGCATTTTGTGCGGATAGCAGAAGGAGAGGAAGCAGAAGGCTTGGCAGAAATTATAAAACTTCTGTTGGGGAAGGAGTAGTCCTATGATAAAAGGAGAATTGGAAAATAGTTTTTATTGAAGGGTGTCTGGCAGATCGACACCCTTGGGGGCAAGTAAGAAGTAACTATCATCAATGAATTTGGATTATATTTTGTCATATTTTGCTATAGCAAGGAGTAAATATGAGTAATAAGCTACAACTTTTCGGTTTTGAAGCTCAAGATATTAGGGTATTCGTCAGAGGGATGTCTTGTGGGGTACTTAAAGTAACTCATTCTATAATGACGAGAGCCAAAAAATTGGCCGTTCTCCTAAATTCTGGGGAAAAGTAACTAAACCCCCTTGACTTTTCTGTGACTATGTATTATATTCATGGGCGTACCATAGATTGATTACGCGAGAGTGACAGCTTACGCAATCAATTAGTCGCTTTTACCCCTCTAAGCCGTCTGTCACCGGCAAGGAGGGGTTTTTTATATAAGGAGTCTCTATGAATAATGAACTGCAACTTTTCGGTTTTGATGGTCAGGACATTAGGGTATCCATGCAGAATGGAGAGCCGTGGTTTGTACTCAAGGATGTGTGTGGAGTGCTTGGGGTGGGTAATTCTAGGGATGTGTCTGCTAGACTTGCTGATGATGAGAAGGGGGTAGATTTGATCGACACCCTTGGGGGTAAACAAGAAGTAACTATCATCAATGAGTTTGGGCTATATTCTGTTCTAAGTCGTTCGGATAAGCCAGAAGCAAAACGATTCCAGCGATGGGTCAACCACGAAGTTCTTCCATCTATTCGTAAGCATGGCGGCTATATTGTAGGTCAGAGTGAGATGAGTAGGGAGGAATTTCTAGCTAAAGCTCTTCGTATATCTGATGATATTCTCAAAGAAAAAGACGTTCTCATTGCTAAACAGGGTCAAGAACTTATAGTGGCACAACCAAAGATAGAGAGCTTTGATGCTCTTATGCGTAGTACAGATCACATGAGTATTACAGAATGCGCCAAGCATTTCAATCTTCATCCAAAAGTTTATGTATTCCCTTATCTTAGGGAGCATGGCTATCTAACTTCTAAAGAGCTTCCTAGCCAGAAGGCGCTTGATGGGGGTTATATGGTACTTCGCCAAAATCCTATTCCCGGAACAGATAGATTCAACTCCCAAGCTATTGTACTTAAAAAACACTTGGAGGTTTGGAGGACTAAACTGGTTCCTAAAATTATGAAAGAGTTTGATCTATGATCCCTGAACACACTCCAGACTATAATACTTTCGACATTCATCTAAATATCATTGACAAAAAGAAGATGAAGGAATTGAATCTTGATATTACCGATCTTCTTATTGTCCGATGGTTTTATAATTGGTACACTTACCATAAGATGTTGAAAGAAATAGAAGGCGGGGTACCTTATTATTGGGTGAATTATAGTGCGGTTGTCAGGGAATTCGACATAGCTGGTATCACATCCGTGTCGGGGGCAAGACGAAGGTTATTGAGGCTATGTGGAGAAGAAGGTAATGACATAGCTACTCCTCTACTAAAACGTATAACTCGTAATTACAAAGCATACTCATCACAAGTATTCTTTCACCTAGATGAAGCTCTATTTTTCTCTATAGTCTCTTATGGACATATAGGGAGTGGGGTTTTACCCCTTGAGATAGAAGAAGAGCTAGGGACTACCCAGCAAGACAAAGCCATTGAAGTCCCGGTAGAGGCCCTTGCTAACCTCATCACCCCCGAAACTATTGCTTTCATTGACAAAGGTTTATCCTTTAATTCCCAATTCTCTAAGCCACGAATCAATCTTACAGAGCCATCTAAAGCCCTTATGAATATCCAGACGTATCGTGAAGAGTTGTTGGATGGGACTTTCGTACAGAAGCATCAGAATCAGTTACCATCTAATCTACGTTCTGTGGTATTACCTTCATTGACAGAAGATGACATATTATCTCGTATGGCGGGGGTGAAACTGGCTAATAAAATTGGCATTGGAGATTATTTTTTGTCATATAATCACAATACTAAATCGTATAGCTCTATGTTTATTTCATATATGTCGAAAGCTACCAAGGACAACGCCCCTGCACCAGCACCAAAAGCGGTTGTCACAGAAGTCAAGACATCCGGGATGCATCCAAAAGCCATAGTGTATATGTCAGATGGCCAAAAGGAAGCACATAGGAAATTAGGGGTTACAGATATGAACACTGTAGCTCGTGTTGCAGATATCGTGTATACTTGGTACGATTCATACCCTAATATAGTAAAGACTTGGTACGAACAGAATACGGGTAAGAAACTCATGTATAATATGAAGAATTTCATGGAGGCTTGGAAAGAGCGTGTCGGTAAAACTGCTGATGAATTTTACAAGAATGTGGTGCCGTTTGATACAAATAACTATCAATGGTTACTTTTTGCTAGATATATGTGGAAACATTCAAATGTCCTCTTGCATAATAAACTAAGTTGTGCTATCATTCAATCCAACGATGGTGCTTGGTATTGGGTGGACTACAATTCGTTACGCAAAGACATAGGATGAGGGGGTAAGATGACTTATCTGAAAACCATAATGAGGGAATACGGGATGTCTCGCAGGGAGGCCCGTAAAGCCATTAAAGCTGATAGGTGGTACGCAAGATTTATTGTGAAGATTACAAGAAAGTATCACAATAATATTACTTGACATTTTCGAGATTCTATGGTATTGTCTTTATAAAGGTGGTAACCAGATATGAACATGGACTTATCGAATAAGTATTCCAAAGCAATGGAAGTGTGCGTACAGAATTCGGATCATGCAGTGGCAGATGCCCTCCTGTGTGAATTGCTTACGATACTTGGTTATCGTAGTGTATGTGAGATATATAATAGAGTCAGCAAGTATCCCCAGCTCAGTACTCCTTTTGAAGAGGAGTCAGAGATAGCAAAAGCTATAGAGACTGTGACACACAATAGGAAGTCAAAGAAATGAAGTATGGAGACTTTGTAGTATATAGATGCCCATTATAAAATGGGAGGCTATAACATGGAAGATAGAAACGGGACAATTTACATGTATACATCTCCATCAGGGAAGTGTTACATAGGACAAACATGGAAACCCAATAAGCGCAAAGCGGCTCATCGCGCTATGAGTGGTAATTCTGTTGCATTTTTTAATGCTATTAAATCCTATGGTTTTGAAAACATGACGTACTCCATCCTACATTCAGAGGTGAAAACACAAGATGAAATGAATAGACTTGAATCCCTTGAGATAAAAAATAGGGACACACTAAGTCCAAATGGTTATAATCTGAATGGAGGAGGGGGTGCACAGGGAGTTCGTAGTGCTGAGACTAGAGCGCGGTTAAGCGCGGCACGGCTAGGGAAACACATGAGTCCAGAATCAAGAGAAAAAATCGGGAGGGCGGGTAGAGGTCTAAAAAGAAGTCCCGAAACACTAGAAAGAATGAGGGCGGCTAATATAGGTAGAAAGCATAGTCTAGAGACAAGAGAACAGATGAGTATATCTAGACGGGGTAGAAAGCTAAGTCAAGAAGCAAAAGATAATATTGGTAAAGCAGTGCGAGGTAGGAAGGCAAGTCCAGAAACAAAAGAAAAGCAAAGGAAATGGAATACAGGTAGAAAAATGAGTCCAGAGGCGATAGAAAAAACGCGGATAGCTAATATTGGCCGGAAGGCGTCTCCTGAGACAAGAGAAAAGATACGCCAAGCTGGTCTAATTCGTTGGCAGAAGATACGAGATGCAAAAAATTCTAAATCTGAATAAGACGCATTATTTTAGTATGTGGGAGGGGTTGATTTTGTATATGGTGTTGAGTAGTGCATGTACTTCAGGAGGATTAACCTATGAAACGTGGTGATTTAGTGGAATGGGCAACAACTAATTCTAATATGCGAATAACAGAACGGGCGGGGCGTATTATAGCTACTATCCCTGCTTATGAGCATCCTAACAACATACTGGGGGAGGCTATATTCTCCCCCACACAAGATATACGCACTGATGAGAGTTATGTGGTTCTCATCCCCAAATATGGTGTGTATATGTGGCCTAGTTCCAAGGCTCTGAAGATTCTGACCAAAGACAGGGATCATCTCCTTGAGAGCCAGACAAAGCCTAGCCTCCATGTCAAAGCAGCTATAGATAGAAGTGACCGTAAGAAGATCAAAGCGTTGGCATTGAAACTGGGGGATGAATTCATGGAATCAGATGACTTCCTATCCATTCCAGCTTGGAGAAGGCGCTTTACTTTCGAGACCGATCGTGGGGTGGAATTCATATCCAAGGTAGATTATCTTCTGGAAACAGAATCCGAATTGGCTTGACTTTAATCACGATCTTTATTATATTCTTTGCAGGAGGATGAAGCAATGGGGCGGTCATACAGGATGAAGGCTCTTGTATCTAGGCGAAACACTTACTTGAAGGAAGAGTTTGACAAGGTACAAGAAGAGGAAGTTGAAAAGGTCATGGAAGAAGCGGAAATCAACTTTGAATCAATCGCAGAAGAAGACTAAGGAGTTAGCATATTATGGATGGACTTAATGATCTCAACCTTGTAGTTATGGAAGGCATGGTTTCTTCTGCCAGTGAAATTAAAGATGGCTCCGGTGTAGCATTTCAGGATTTTACCCTTGAAACTACTCGGAAACATTCAAATGGTATAGGACATTACAAATTTCCTTGTGTACTTTCAGACAAAGTTCTAGCATCTGTTGAATGTCTTGAAGTGGGGGATAGGATTCGTATTCGTGGACATCTTCAGGAGTCTACATACATGATTGACGAGAATCACAAATTCACTTATGGAAAAGTCCGAGTGGACTTCATTGAGATATGATTTTTGATACGGAATTTGCGGCTATAGAATTGATTATGGATGAGCTTGCATCTATCAATCTATATAGTAACTGGACTCAGGATGAACGGGATAAAAGAATTATAGAACAGGAAATCCTTGAAGCCCGTGGGTGCCTAGAGAAGCTAAGAAGGAGGGTCGATCTATGAACAAAACATCTGATACTGTAATGGCTATTGTAGGTATGATTTTAAGTATTTTTCTTGCCGCGAGTATAGAAGGGGTCATCCTCTTCTTCGTGTGGCCTGTAGTTATTCCAGCGACTTTTCCCGGTCTGGTGTCTATGGGGATTCTTGCTCCAAAGTTGTCTATATGGGTGAGTATATGCCTTACATGGGTATTCAATATCCTATTCAAGCCTATAAAAGCACAGTCAAAGAAGTAAATTCGCAATAAAGTGTAGGAGTTTTATCGTGTTTGATGTGCCGTCTTTCTTATCTGATAATCACATTCAGTTTTGGACACATGGTAAGAACTGTCAAGATGGATGGGCTAACATTCAATGCCCCCATGGTTGTGGAGACCACAGTAATCATGGGGGCTTTAATTTAGCCGAAGGTAGGTATTATTGCTGGAAGTGTGGTGGGCATAGTCTATGGAGTACCATCAAGGCTCTCTTACCTCAAAGTGACCCAACTGCAATCATTGAAGAATATGAAGATGCCCCGAGATACTTCATCAAGAAGCGTAGGGCAGAAGCAGTTTCGCTTGAAATGCCGGGAGAACCCCTTAATAAACAGTGCAAAAAATATCTGATTAAACGAGGATTTGATCCTGATGAATTAGAATTTCGGTATGGATTGAAATTTGGTGGTATCATAGGGGAATGGAAATACCGTATCCTCATACCTATTTATGATGCCACTGGGAGACTTGTTACTTGGCAAGGTAGAGATATCACAGGGCAACAGGAAGAGCGATATAAGACCCTCTCTATAGAAAAGAGTGTGGTAAATCCTAAGCATACTCTATATGGGATTGACAAATGTAAGGGGGGTACTGTTGGGGTGGTTGAAGGTCCATTTGATAAAATTCGACTGGGTGACGGAATACTCTGTACCCTAGGTACTTCTATGACACAACAGCAAATCCGTCTCTTGAGTGCATATTCCAAAATTGTCTTTGTATTTGATCCAGAAGAAGAAGCACAGCGTAGGGCTATGAAGTATGCACAGATGGTTGCGGCTATGGGGGTTGAAGTAGAAATACTTGATACGGGCTTGACTTATGATGCAGGGGATAGTACTATAGAGGATGTAGAGATGATTCGTAAAGAAATTTTTGGAGGGGGAGCAAACACATGACGACTATTACCGTTGGAGAACTTATGGACTTTCTGAGAGATTACCCAGAAGATATGGCAGTCATGTCTTTTGCTGAAGGTAGGGTGTATCCAGCACTCAGCGTAGATATGGTACCCAAGGATGATAATATTCCGTTTGATAGTATCGAGATAGGGTGTGGATGGGTACCATGTAATATGTATGACGATGATGAGTGGGAAGAGTAAACAGACATGGCACAAGGTAAAGCATACGCCAATAGAAAACCAATAGATCAGCGCCCTGAAGCTGACTTTTATGAAACCCCATATTCACTTACTTGGGAACTAATTAAACTGAATGTGTTTGATATTTCAATTCCTGTATACGAACCTGCTATGGGTAACGGTGCTATTTCTTCCCAACTAATCAAAGCAGGATTCACTGTGACTGGTGATGATCTTCTGACAACGGGTAAAGATTTTCTAATGCACACTGATGAGCACTACCAACAGATGTGTATGAATCCTCCATTTTCATTGTTTGATGAATTTATAATTCAAGCTAAAAAGTGTTCCGATAAATTTGCTTCTATTATGAAAACTAACTTCCTTGGAGCGCATAGTCGGACAAAGAAGGGTGTGTGGAAGAATCTCAGGTGTTTATATGTATTTGATCGTCAGATAGATTATCGTACTCCTATTCTTGAATCTGGAGAGCTTTGCATAGGAAATCTTATAACGGGATGGGGCGTATGGGATATGTCATGGGAAGAGGATTACTTTGAGACACGAGTGCTAGATATACAGAAATATTGTACTCTTGGTAGTTTTGAACGATATATTGCATTACAATCAGTAGTATCTTGATGCAAGGAGGGGGATATGAACAACGACAAAGAGTTTCCCACCACCGTGGCCAGCGTCTGTTTGGTCACATTTGTTATCATTCTTTCACTGGCAATAACATTCGATATTGGGTTGGCAAAGGGTAAAGCTGAAGCGATTCGGCCCATAGTGAGACAAGGCGAGTTGCCCTATAACACCCCTGTCATAGTCTACACGATCCGCGAAGACGGCACCATTGATGGTGAGTCTGCCATACGCATCGATTATACTGAGGTGCTACCGTACTCGACGACTGGGCACAGTATACCGTTTGATAGGTTTGAAGGGTGGGATTACTGGACAGAGCTTGACGTTACGTTCGCCGGATGGAAGCCATAACCACTGGCCGCGACGCGCGGAGGGCAGATATTGGTGTGAGGAGTAGTTGAATGAAAAAGATGGTAGTTGTTTTTGCGGCGTTGTGGTTATCAGGGTGTACTATCATGTTTATGTTTCCAGACGTGAAGTACGATGACATATTTCATGGTCTTCCTGTTGTGGAAACTATAGGCGATGCATGGCATATCGCGTCCAACGTAGAATACGTGTCCGATGGCTCTCAGGAGATATTCAAGGAGCCTAGAGATACATATGCTAGTATGGAAGGTGACTGCGAGGATATTGCGGCGCTTATGCTTGCTATCATAATCAATTCAGGATTAGGTGACGGGTATGTTTCAGTTATACAGTCTAGTGGGAATACATATCATGCGGTTGTCGAAGTAGGCGGGAGACTGTACGAGGCTCAGGTTCTTGGATATATCTATCCAGTAAATACACGAGTAATCAAGCGTTATACGCTGTTGGAGTATGTCAAGCATCGCGGTATTATGGTGACTACAAAATAAAATATCTAGACAAAACATTTAGGGAGAACGAAGAGACTAAGGGAGGAGCGACCATGACCTATAAATCCTACAAGGAAAGGCTGGAGGCCGAACTCATAGAGCGGGCGACTGGAGCCGCAGACTTATATTTGTACCGCCAGCCAAAAGAGCCGGTGATCAGGGAGATCCTTAGCCCACCGGAAGGAGACGACGAATGACCGATAAAGAACGTGTGCTGGAATTGCTTACCGCCGTCGACAACGTGAACTTCGATATTGCCCGTGTCGAGGAATATGTCAAAAAGAATAAGTATAGCTATTTCAGGGAAAAATGTCAGAAGCAAACCCTTCCGCTTCTTCGCAGCAAGCGTCAATTGATCATCATGGAGATCGCTGAGGAGATCGACAACGGCGAGGTGGTCAGATTATCAATGGAGGTGAATAAATGAGTGACACTACTATACTTGCATGGTATTTTTCGGATGAATCACGGACATTGCGACATGGTGACGGTCGGAAAATTGAACTTGGTTGCTCACACGAAGTCGAAGGCAACCCAGTTCTATGCGAACATGGACTCCATGCCTCAGTAAAACTACTTGATGCCCTCAGATATGCACCGGGGCCTGTTGTATATCGCGTCGAGCTGTCGGGAGAAATTGCTATTGGCGATGATAAAATCGTTGCGCAAAAACGGACGTATCTGGCAGGAGGCATCGATGTATCCGACGTGCTTATGGCGTTTGCCAGAAAACAGGCATTGTCTGTAGCGCACCTGTGGGATATGCCTGATGTTGTCAAGGAATATCTGGAAACTGGTAATGAATCCTTAAACACAGAGGCACAGGACGCTGCAAGGGCCGCTACGTGGAACGCCGCAAGGGTTACCACAGGGAACGCGGTAGGTGCTGCATGGGCCACTGCAAATGCCGCAAATGCCGCAAATACCGTATGGGATTTAAGGGCTACTGCGTGGGCCGACGCAGAGAAAATGTTGACCGATATGATCAATGAAGCGATCGAGGCGGCAAAGAAACAAGGATACATCGGGTTTGAAAAGAAGGAGGAATTATGAAGTCAATTCTCGGCAAAATGGGTGGGCGATGGGGCAAGTGGTATAGGACTCCGGGGAAAGAGTTCCATTTTATAAAGATACATCGTCCCGATGATATTGCACGAGACGTTTATACCATACGATTTTTATGGTGGACAAGGCACTTCCTCTCCGGGATCAAATTATGAAGATATGACCCACTGCCACCATCGATCCTGATACAAAGCCAGTGCGGGAAAAGTCCTGCGAAACCTGCATACACGACGGCAGTCAGATGAGTTTCAGGTCTGGTTGTACTGGGTGCGGATCGTTCGACGAGTATAAAAACTACGATCCAGTGCAGAAGGACTTATAATGAAATGCGAATATAGTACAAATACAGGATTCATTCCGCGTAAATGCTTGTGTGGGGGTTAATTCTATTGCAGAAGTTGGGTATATATAAAGATGGGTGCCCCTAGCTTACTATAAGAGCTATTACCTTATTGTATACTACAGGAATGGTTGTTGAGGAGGATGCCACTGATGAACTTTGAAACTCCAGATGAAGCAGAGATAGTCCTTGAACGCTCTGGATGGATCATCTATAAAAGATTCATGCGATCTCCAATCTTCTTTGAGATCGTTCTGTATACTGTAGAAGAGCAGATGGATGCTATGAATTATCTTATCAGAGAATGGGATTACACTATCGAGGCACAGGGATGACTCCGGCTATCATTGATGGTTATGGCCCCGTAATAAATCCAGACGATGCTTGTCCTTTCGGGGGAGGGCATAAGTGGGTATTCTATAGGATATTTTATAGTCCTGTTACTGCTCAATGGTATCAGGATTTGATACGTGAAAAGTGTGGATTCATCTCTCGTGGATGGTCACTAGCTAAACTGGAGTATTGATTGAAAAGTGTAGAGAAAATAGATGATACTCTCGTAGTCAAATTCTACGTCCCTAATGCACAATTCTCATTTGAATTAGGATACATTAAGGGATTCAAGGGGAGAAAATTCGACGCTGAAAAAAAGTGTTGGGTGATTCCCTACTCTTACGAAACTATTTGTGACTTGAAGAGTCATGGCTATACGCTTTCGCATACCCTGCAAGGGCTTATGGAAGATGCTACTAAACAAGAATATGACTACACGACCCCAAGCGAAGAGATTGATCCCACAAAGATGCTATCATCGCTACGTGAGTATCAGCAAGAAGGACTGGAATTTCTTGAAGCGGTCAATGGTCGCGGCATCGTATCTTTTTCTATGCGTATGGGGAAATCCCTCACGGCTCTCGCTTGGTGCCTCTATAAAGACATCAGGCGTATCCTCATCATTTGTCCTGCCATTGCCAAACCCGTATGGGAACAGGAAATAAAGAAGTGGACAGATTTGAGATATTTTGCGGCAAAGGGGAGGACTGCACATTCTATAGACAAACGAGTAGAAGTGATCATCATAAATTATGACATCCTCTCTGATTGGCTACCTATCCTCGAATTTTGGGATGCAAAAGCATTGATCGTTGACGAGTCTCATTATGCCGCCAATAAGACTCGTATGGTGTCAAAGAAACAACCAGACGGTACAAACAAGTCTGTAAAAGAACCCGTAAAACGCACCGTAGCGGTGACTAGCCTTGGACGAAAAATACAGCATACGATCTGTCTATCTGGCACTCCAATTACGAGTTACCCTAGTCAGTTTTTCCCTGTTTTGAATATGCTCTACCCCAATATGTTCCCGAATGAATGGAAGTATCTCCATCGTTATTGTGATCCTGTACGCACACAATGGGGTTGGGAATTCAAAGGGGCTTCCAATGTCAATGAGTTGCGTTCTAAGTTATCCAAGATTATGATACGCAAGACGAAGCAGGATGCTTTCAATGAATTGCCAGATGAAGAACGTATTGTTCTTCCCATAGAAATTGACATGAAAGCGTATGAACGGGAATGGGGTGCATTTCAAGAATGGTATAAAGAACATCGTGGTCTTTCTGATGAAGAATTAGATCAGAAGATAGCTCATCTTGAATCCATAGCCTATCCAAAAAAGAGAGCAACAATACTTGAGTGGGTACAGGAATTCCTGAAAAGCGGGGAACAGCTTATCATATTCGCATGGTTTAGAGAGACCTGTTTTGACTTGCACACAGCTTTCAAAAAGGAATCTGTACTTGTCTATGGCGGAACTAAAGATAGAGACGCCCAAGTACAGAAATTCCAGAAAGGGGATGCTCGAATATTCATAGGGCAGATATCAGCAGTGAAGGAGGCCATCACACTAGCCAATGCGAATACGGCTCTCTATGTGGAGTTGCCATGGTCAGCAGGGGATTTACGGCAATCTGAAGAAAGATTATTTTTGCCGGGGAATTTGCAAAAGAACGCTTATTTCTATGCTATAGCACAAGATACGATAGATGAAGAGCGTTACCACAAGCTACAAGAAAGAGTAGAAAATCTTGATAGGGTACTTGACGGTAAGTCCAATGCAGTAGTATCTTAGGGATATAGCATAAGGGGGTATAGATATGCCAAAGATGTAATTGATAAAGAAGATCATAAATCAAGTATGTAGCAATAAAGTGGCTTGAAACCAAGGAGGTTCCCGTGGGTAATGACAAGATACTTGAGAAGATTGAGAAACTTGAACACGAATTGGCAGAATTGAAGGGGGGCCTGAAGCAGAAGAATACAATAATTTTTGACCGAAATCATTCTTATGTAGCTATAGATGCTGAAGGATTGCCTTACTATCTCATGGCTTCTGCCGATGACGTTTACTCATATGCTTGGCACAGTTTGATAGAAAGCAACCATACCACGTGGGATGGGTTACATGATGATGGACAGGAAGCTCTTAATAGTATAATGGAAGAGGATATTTCTTCTCCATGGACAATACACGAGTTCAATAGTGGGGTAGATGCTTTGGAATTCTATCTGTATTGTGCACATATTTATGTAGAATAATATACTAGACTATTCCTCAATAGTTAAGTATAATATAAACATCACTAGATTACGTGGAGGAATATAATATGGCACACATGATGGAAGAGAATGCCACAATGTTTTCAACACAGGAATTCCTGATGGCGGCATAGAGTATTACGAGTTTAATAGGCTCTCCATACGGGGAGCCTTAATATATAGCAATTAGAAGCTCTTTATTTCCAATCTATATCTAGGAGGACTCCACAAATATGCAGAAGATTAAGGTGGATATGTCTATTGAGCGAAAATTCATTACCCTTTTCGTGATGAATGATGAATTTATACAAAAGATGTATCCAATAGTCAATCCCTCCAATCTCTCCACTCAGTATGCAAAAGAGGTTGCGACATGGTGTGCTGAATTTTATGCTTCGTATCAGAAAGCTCCCGGTGCCGCCATACAGGACATATTCATCTCCAAGCGTGAATATCTTCAGGACGATGACACTATCAAATCCATAGGGGAATTCCTTTCTAAAGCTCTTGCAGAGTATGATCCCGCTGATTATAGTAATTTGCATTATTACATTGATGCTTCTGAAAAACACCTGAGACGAAATAGTATCAATGACATGACCGAGAAATTGACAGGATATCTTACTGTAGGTGATGTGGATAAGTGTGAACAGCTCATTGCCAATTACACTCGTATCGCTATTCCTGCAACTCAAGGTGTGTCTATCATAAGCGACACCCAATCTATCAAAGAGGCTTTCTTGAATGAACAGGAAGTGGCTTTCAGATTCCCCGGCGATCTTGGAATAGTAATAGGAAACGTGTATCGGGGTGATCTGGTTGGTTGGGTAGCCCCGTTCAAAGCGGGTAAGACTTGGGCTTTGCTATATTCTGCGGAACAGGCCATGCTCAGTGGAAGGCGAGTCCTCGTGGTGTCACTAGAAATGCGTATGGATCAGCTCCTTAAACGTGCTTGGCAAGCTATAACGGCTTCTCCTACAAAGTCTGGGGTATATCAAATTCCATACTTCTATAAAGAAGAGTCTGTGGAAACAGATGGTGAATACACCGTAGCTATGAAGGATGTGAGAAAAGAAGCTGTAGACCTTGAAGGCATTGAAGGTATCCAGAAGCGTATTAGACTTACAAGTCGTGGTGGGGATATTCGTTTTATGTGTATGCCGAGTAAAGTTACAACGGTAGCTAGTATAGAGGCTGTACTTGACAACCTTATGTATTATGAAAATTATGCGGCAGACGTAGTGGTACTTGACTATGCTGATATCCTTGGGGCGGCTAAAGGATTCAAGGGTGGGGAGTATCGTCATCTTATGGATGATATCTGGTCGAATCTACGCCGTGTGGCACAGGAAAGGAATATATCCATTCTGACAGCATCTCAGGTGAATCGAGCTGGTATCGAGCAAGAAGAATTGTCCTCAGCTAACCTTGCAGAAGATATTCGTAAGGCCGGACACGTATCCAAATTGATTGGGCTCTCAAGACCCAAGGCATACGTCAAAAAGAATATGGCAAGAGTTAGTATGCTCTTTGAACGTGATGAACCTGAGACGTTTGAACCGGCTGTGATACTTCAGCAATATGCTTTTGGACGTTTCTGTATTGATAGTAAATTCGCATCAAAGATTGACATGGATGAGGTGACAAATGAATAATGCAGAATTGCTTTCAATCCTTTCAGGTATTGCCTCCCCTACTTGTGACATTCATTTCATAGGGCAGAAAATATATGCTTTAGGGGCTTCCATGACTTTTTGTTTACCCAATCCTTTTCCTGAAATAGACGGAATGGCTTTCAAGTCTCTCGACATTGTGAACGCACTCAAAAAGTTTCCAGAGTGTAAAGCGACCCGTAAAGAAGAAACAGTAGTATTTTCTTATAAACGCTCCAAGTTGACTCTTGTGTCTCTTGCATCCAAGTACAGTCCTATTTTATTCCAGACGGAAAAGACGCCTCTTACCGTACCAGCATCGTTCCGTACAGGGTTGGAAATCTGTTATACTTCAGGTAATCGCTCCCCCTATTCTGGTGTGTATGTAGACGACACAAGGATGATAGCAACCGATGGACAACGTATGTCTTTTTATGATCTTGACACACCTATGGAGACTTTCTGGATCAATGATTCTTGTGTCAAGACGCTCTTGAAGTATTCTTTTACAGAACACGTTATGCTCCCTGAATATATACTATTCTACACTAAAGAATTCACGATAGCTGTCAAGAGACTCCGAGACACTATATATCCTGTATCTAAATTGGAAGCTGTATATAAGACGATGGTCGAATCAGGTACGTTCAATATCCCCAAGGGATTTACAGAGGCCGTAGAGAAGGCGGCATCCATGGGTGTGGAGGATGGAATTTGCAAGATATTCTTGACTTTTGAATCTGATTACAGTATCATTACTGGAGACAAGAGAACGGGAACATACGAAGAAGAAATTGAAGGCGCGGCTATATCGGGAAAATTCATTGGTCTATATAAGCATCTTTCCAGCATAGCAGATGGAGATGAGGCTGGTCTTTGTGGGGGATACCTTTTTGTGCGGAGACAAGACAGTCTCGTATGTATGGCAGGCTTGCGGGAGGAATAGAGGATGTCACGTTCCCATAAGAAAGTATCACGTTGGGGTTTATTCCATGAAAGATTCTACAAGCGTCTCGTTCATACTCGTAACAGGATGCTTGCTAGATGTGGTATTTATTTAGAATCTAATCAATACAAACGTACTGTGGATGATTATGATATATGTGATTATGATATATGTGATTATAATGGTGTGGAATGGGACAAAGACAGCGAGTGGTATGAAAAAGGATTGAGAAAATGAAATTGATACATGGAGATTGTTTAGAGAAGATGGAAAACCTTCCTGATGGTAGTGTAGATATGGTTTTGTGTGACCCTCCTTATGGTTCAACCAAATGTCGTTGGGATACTGTCATTCCCCTTGAACCTATGTGGATAGAGCTTAAAAGGATCATTAAACCTAAAGGTGCTATTGTATTAACAGCTAGTCAGCCCTTCACTAGCGCTCTTATTATGAGTAATCCCGATGATTTTAAGTATATTTGGTATTGGAAGAAGCGTCCTGTAAATTTCCTAAATGCCAAGAAACAGCCTCTAAGAAACATAGAGGATATTCTAGTGTTCAATAGTGGAATATACTATCCACAGGGGCTCATACCTTGTAAGAAAGTCCATAAACGCTCCAATAGCACTGAGACAGTTGGGGTACATGGCTTAAAGAATATTTCGGAATTTACAAACTATCCTACTCAAATACTTGAAGTTATGGACGGAGAACGTGGATTGCATCCAACTCAAAAGCCTGTAGCTCTTTTAGAGTACCTTATAAAGACATACACTTTAGAAGGTGAGACAGTTTTGGATTTTACTATGGGTAGTGGTAGTACGGGGGTAGCCGCGCTAAATACAGGGAGAGATTTCATAGGAATAGAGTTAGATGACAAGTATTTTGACGTAGCAATGGATAGAATATCAGACGTAAAGATGGATTTGAAGTCTAAGGAGTTGTGACATAATGGCATGGAAATTCCAAACTGACATATTCGCAGATGATGCTCCTATCGTCCGTGGGGATGAAGAAATGTCGCACCAGAGCGACAAACATCCAAAGGCACTCTCTTGTGGTGATTGCCCTCTCAATCTCTCTTGTAAATCTCCAAAGCTCTCCTTTATAGGAGAAGGTGCCAAAGGTGTCCTCATCCTTGGTTCACATCCTTCCAAAGATGAAGATATGGCGGGAGAACTTGGACACGGTAAAGCATACGAATTCTTATCTGATACACTCAAAAGTGATGGCATAGATATACTTAAAGATTGTTATTATATGACAGCCGTATCCTGTCGTACCCCAAAAGAACGAGAGCCCACTCTCCGTGAAGTACAGTGTTGTTCCTCTCGTGTCCAAAGGGTTATAGCAAAATTGAACCCGAAATCCATCATCTTGCTTGGTCAGGGTGCTTTCAACTCCATCATATATCCTAAACTCACTGGACGTATTGGCGGCACAGGATGGGAGAAATTCTGTGGGGATGTTATTCCAGATCAGGAATATGAAAAGTATCTTATCCCCACTTGGGACTCTCGACACTTCCTTGAGAAGAAAAAGTACGATGATGGTAGTGAAGGAAAGCCTCTCTTTGAACAGGACAAGGCTTGGTATAATCTCTGGCGTAAACACATTCTGTCTGCCTTTAATTGTGGAAGAGTAGTCAAGAATAATTATGCACATGATTGCTTCACAACGACAAAAATAGAACAGGCTATAGCGTGGATACTTGATGCTATGGATTGGAAATTTGTCTCGTTTGACTATGAGACGAATAGTATTAAGAGTCAGCGTAAAGGGGCAAAGATACTTGCTATATCTATAAGCAATGGGCTGTTCTCTTTTGCTTTCCCTGTGTTTGAGGATGAAGCATTTCGTAAGGTATTAAAGAAACTATTAACCTCGAAGATAAAGAAGATCGCACATAACGCTTCCTTTGAGTGGGCATGGACTTATAGTATTCTAGGGTATTACCCATCCAATCTCCATTGGGATACTATGCTTGGTCAGCACTGCCTAGCGAATACAAAGCCTACAGGATTGAAGTATTGTACCTATGTATCGTGTGGAGATATTGGTTATGACGATGCCGTGGATCAATACATTAAATCAGATGAAAGGGAATCTGATATTCATGGCAGTAATGCGTTTAACAAGCTGGATCAAGCCCCTATAGCTTCTATGTTGGAATATAATGCTCTTGACTCTCTCTATACGGCAAAGATATATGAACAACAGAAAGCCCGGATGATTGATATGCAGATGGCTGGATTCCAGTTATTCTTGGATTCGACTCTTTCTTTTGTCAAGATGCACAATACTGGCGTCCATATTAACATGGAGAAATTCGGGGAAGTCAAAGCAGAGTTGGAAGCTAAATTGACAGAAGCAGACAGAGTTATTATGGAGTCCTCTGAAGTAGCTCAGTGGGATGGAACTACTTTTAACCATAAATCCTCTACACAGTTAGCACATCTACTTTTTGACATCCTCAAGGTAAAGTCTGTAGTCCTTACGGCAAGTGGAAAACCGGCAGTAGACAAGGATACTCTTCCAAAATTACAGCATCCTCTAGTCCCTAAGATTCTCGCATATAGGGAGTTGGACAAGATGCTTGGAACGTATGTAGGACAATATAGTCGAGAGATTGTGAATGGGAAAATTCATAGCTTTACAAATCTCAATAGAGTAGAAACTTTTAGAACAAGTATGGACTCCGTAAACTGGCAGAATCAGATAAAGCGCAATAAAGAGGCCAAAAAGTATTTACGTTCCTATGTACAACCTTCTCTCGGAAATCGAATTATTGAATGTGACCACTCACAATTGGAGGTCAGACTAAATTGTTGTTATTCTGGTGACAAGAATTTAATTAAGTTTATAGAGCAGGGGTTAGATATGCACACCCTCACTACACAAGAGACGTTTCTATTGACACCAGAACAGATGAAGAAGGAGTATCGAGATAAAATAAAGGGTAGCTTTGTCTTTGCATCATTTTATGGATCAGTATACTTCCAGATTGCAAAAGATTTGTGGGAATTTGTATGTAGCAACGAATTGCGGGAACACCTTGCCTCCAAGGGGATAAAGACATACCTTCAATTTGAAGAGCAGGTAAAAGAAGCAGAAAGGATTCTATGGGAAGAGCGATTCCCACAACATGCTGAATGGCGTAAGAATATGTGGAAATTCTATCAGAAACATGGATACATAGAATCGTACACGGGATTCAAGATTTATGGCCCTATGCGTAGGAACAATTCATTTAATAGTAACGTACAAGGGAGTGCGGCACACGTTCTGCTCACAGGCATAAACTATCTCCAAGAACAGATGGAGAAGAAAATGCCACAGAGTCGTTTACTATTCCAAATACATGATGCTCTTGTGGGTAACGTTGCACCTGAAGAAGAAGATCGTTATGATTATATGGTTTGGTATTTCTGTACTCAGAAGGTAAGAGAAGTGTATCCTTGGATCAATGTGCCTCTTGTTATGGAAAAAGAACGGTCTGAAATAAATGGAGTCTGGAGTGAGATGACTTCATGCGGCAAATTACAGTTTGAATAGGAGTATAATATGAAATTGATACATGGAGATTGTCTCATAGAGATGAAGTCAATACCAGACAAGTCAATAGACTTGATTTTAGCAGACCCTCCTTATGGTTCAACCAAATGTCGTTGGGATACTGTCATTCCCCTTGAACCTATGTGGATAGAGCTTAAAAGGATCATTAAAGATCGGGGCGCTATTGTGATATTTGGTAGTGAACCATTCAGCTCTCTTTTGCGGGTAAGCAATCTATCCATGTATAAATATGACTGGACATGGGATAAAGTTACAGCTAGAGGACATCTTGTAGCGAAGAAGCGTCCCATGCAACAGACAGAATGTATATCTGTTTTTGGAGGTTTGAATTACTATCCTCAGATGGTGAAGCGTCCTACTGATAAAATTGAAATTAGAAAGACAACAGAGTATGCCAGAACAGACATAATGGGAGGGACAAAAGGAAATGTACCTGTAGATAAAGTATACGACGAATGGTATCCTAAAACCATAATTGTGCATAGCAATGCCGGAAGCTCTGTTAAATCAATACACCCAACTCAAAAGCCTGTAGCTCTTTTAGAGTATCTAATAAAGACATATACTCTGGAAGGAGAGACAGTTTTAGACTTTACTATGGGGTCAGGTTCTTGTGCTGTCGCGGCCTTAAATACAGGAAGGGATTTTATAGGAATAGAGTTAGATGACAAGTATTTTGACATAGCAGTAGATCGTATCGCAGACGCAAAGATGGCTCTTCATGTTTACACAACCTCTTAATTTAATCGGAGCCCCATTCAAATGGAAATTCAATCCAACTATTTATGGTGTATGGTTCACCCATAAGAATAAGTGGCACCTTTACGATCATAGCCAGATATACAAATACACCCTTCGTACTGGCAATAAGACCAATGGGGGTCGTGATAACGTATTCATTCTGAAAGTTGCTCATTATACTCACTGTGGGATACAAATTTCACGTAAAGCATTGATACGAACAAAATTTAATCTATTTTGTTTGTACCCTATTTACAAACGAGGGCGTTTTCCGATACCATTGTGTCCAATATGCTATGCAAAAGTAATACAGCGACTTAAAGACGATGGATTCTATAAGTCACAATGCGATAAAGAAAGGAGTAAACTGAGACGTAGGAAGATCAGACTCAAGGACGAATCAGCAATCACAGATCAGGAATAAGGAGACTACATGAAAGAATTTCGACTTACTGATGATTTTTTGACTCCATACAAGTTCAAGATTCCAGCTTGGGGGCCGATGGGGGAATTTGTATATCTTAGAACTTATTCTCGTAAAATAGAAGGCGAGAATAGGAATGAGCAATGGTGGGAAACAGTACGACGTGTAGTGGAAGGTACTTATACTATACAAAAAGAGCATTGTGATAATCTTCGCCTTGCTTGGAATAGTGGTAAGGCACATAAGTCAGCAGAGAAAATGTTTGACAAGATATTCAACTTCAAGTTTCTCCCTCCCGGTCGTGGACTGTGGATGATGGGCACAGATTTCGTAAAGCAGAAGGGAAGTGCCGCTCTAAATAACTGTGCATTTATATCTTCTATAGATATAGATACTCGGGGTTCTTTTATGTTCACTTGGACTATGGATGCACTTATGCTTGGTGTTGGTGTAGGGTTTGACACGAAGGGAGCGGATAAGATACTGATTAAGGCTACAAAGCCAGAGAGTGAATTTATTATCCAAGATACTCGTGAATCTTGGGTAGAAAGTCTTGGATTTTTACTTGATGCTTACTTTAAGGGTGGATCATTCCCATCTTTTGATTACTCTCTTATTCGTCCTTACGGCACTCCTATCAAGGGATTTGGTGGGGTCGCTAGTGGGCCTGATCCTCTCAAGAAAATGCATGAAAATATAAACACCCTTTTGCTTAGTAGAGTTGGTTCTAAGCTACATTCCACTGACATTGTAGACATTATCAATATGATATCTGTGTGTGTTATAGCCGGGAATGTTAGAAGATCAGCTTGTTTAGGGGTTGGAGAGCATACTGACAAAGCATACGTTACTATGAAGGACTACAATCTGCACCCCACAGAAGTACAATCTCATAGATGGGCTTCCAATAATAGCGTATTTGCTGAAGTAGGTAAAACAGATTACTCTTCATTTGCAGATTCAATAGCTCTCAATGGAGAACCGGGAATTATATGGTTGGAAAACATTCGCAAGTATAGTCGCACCAAAGATGCCCCAGATTGGAAAGATCAAGATGCTGTAGGTGTAAATCCTTGTCAACCGGCTTGGGCTAAGGTACTTACTCCAGAAGGCATTAGAGAATTTAAGGACATATCTATAGGTAGTAAAATTTGGTCAAAAGAAGGTTGGACTACAGTTGTCAATAAGTGGCATACTGGTGTGAAACCAGTATACAGATACACTACAAAACACGGAGGTATCTTTGAGGGAACATCTAATCATAGGATTGTTCAATCTGGTGAAAAAATAGAAGTTAAATTTGCAGAATCTATAGATGTATTCCCTCATGCTTTACTTGGTGGTTGCATGACTACACTTACTACTCCCAGCCCACTTATAAAAATGGAGCTAGTAAGTGAAGAAGATGTCTATGATATTACTGTAGATAATGACAGTCACACGTACTGGACAAATGGATGTGATGTGTCGAATTGTGGGGAACAGACTTTGGAGAATGCGGAATTGTGTTGTCTAGTAGAGACATTTCCTTCTCTACATGATTCGTATGATGAATATAGCGAAACGCTCAAGTATGCGTATCTCTATGCTAAGACGGTCACGCTTCTTGCTACTCATTGGCCTGAGACTAATGCCATTCTTTTGAAGAATCGTCGTATAGGTCTTTCGCAGTCAGGTATTCAGGATGCCTTTGTAAAGCATGGAAGGCGTACTATGCTTGATTGGTCTGATGAAGGTTATAATTATGTACAGAAGTTAGATCAAATATATTCTAATTGGCTCTGTATTCCTCGTTCTAAGAAAACTACATCTGTTAAGCCCAGTGGTTCTGTAAGTTTGCTTCCGGGAGTTTCACCGGGGATACATTATCCTCATGCAGAATACTATATACGGCGTGTTAGGGTATCAAGAGATAGCCCTATAGCTGATATAATGATGAAGGCAGGATATACTGTAGAGGAAGATGCTTATGGGGATTCTAATACCGTGGTGGTTGTATTCCCTGTGCATGAATTACAGTTTTCAAAGAAGAAGGATACCGTAAGTATATGGGAGCAGGTAAAGAACGTAGTTGACTACCAACGTTTTTGGGCAGATAATAACGTATCTGTTACGGTTACATTCAAGCAATCAGAAAAGAACGATATTGTACGAGTACTGGAATGTTATGAAGATTCACTAAAGGCAATATCATTTCTTCCTATAGCAGAGCATGGCTATAAACAAGCTCCATACGAAGAAGTGAGTAAAGAAGTATATGAAGAGTTGCATAGTAAATTAACTAGAGCAGACTTCAGTGCTATTACTTCAACGCCTCTTGGTTCTAAGTTCTGTGATGGAGATTCTTGTACACTATTATAAGTAGTGTATGAAAAAGTATACACCCAAGGGAGCATATACGCTCTCTTGAGTGTGCTACATAAGGAGGTTCTTTTATGTTACACTGGCCTAGTACACATACAAATGATTACGCTGGCTACACTACAGTTACTGCCGATTATGTTCCAATTCAGAAATCTGTATATATAGAAAATCATATATATAAAAGACGCAATAGACAAGCTAGTCTTGCCAAGCGAAAGGGGGCAGAAGCACGCCGTTGTGCGGTTATGCGTTCTGTTCGACTTTCCACTTTTGATATGGTGTTGCCCTGCTAAAAGGTCAAAGGCTAAATTCCCAGCACCAATGAAATTATATAATGCCTATCCACCCTGCGATAGGCATTATTTATAAAAAAGATGTATGGAATTGCCTTTTTGTACTTGCCAAAGCCATGAAAAAGAGTTATAGTATAGTACATAGATTATGTGTAAGGGGTTTATGCACAGAGGAGTTTGTAGAATAAGAGGAGGGTGAAAAATGACACAATTCTATTGGGCAGAACCCGAAAATCATATCGATCCACTTTGGATAGATGAACAGGATGAAGAGGAGATTGAAGAAGAATTTTGGAAGTGTGAAAAAGATGAGTAAATCTCCACAGTGTAAGGATTGTATAGTAGGCAAGACATATCCTTGGCTTTGTGAAATGTGCCGTTATGGGAAGCATAAGAAGGAGGACAAATGAAGATAGGATTTAAGCTCTTGCGAAGTAATGCCAAGCTCCCTAGTTATGGGGATGACGACAGTAGTAATATGGGGATTGACCTGTATGCTTGTCTCAATAATATAATTGTACTTGAAGCAGGTCAGTATTGTACAATATCTACTGGTGTGGCTTGGGAACCTCTTGATGTTTGTCCGGGATGTCGTGGAGGACTTATTATCAAGAGTCGTTCTAGTATGGGGGTCAAGAATAGTATTGAGTGTTCCAATGCTGGTGTGATAGATGACAAATATCGTGGAGAGATATTTATTAAACTCTACAATAATTCCAATTCACATTATGTCATATCTAATGGAGATAGGATTGCCCAAGCGGTTGCGCTTGAAACTCCCCGATACGAAATTGTAGAATTGGAATATCTTACGGAGACTACTCGTGGTATAAATGGTCTTGGGAGTACAGGGAAATGAATATAGTCAAAGGAGACAAGATACAACTTCTTGATAGCCCTCTTGGTGAGCATGTGAAAGAATCCCTTGCATGGGAACACTATATGAAGGATGGATTTGTTACTGTGTCTGGTATTCTTGGAGATAACATTGTCCTTGTAGTGATAGATGATATAATGGAGTATTTTGACATAAACAATGTATGCCTCCTTCATCCTGAATCTACAGGTATCACAGTAGCAGGTTATGAGGAATATTCATACGGGGATGTGAACGTCTCAGGGGAATTCGGTAAAGGCTTCAAAGAGTCTAGTGGTAAAGTAGAGTGGTCACAAATACCTTGGGAACAGCTAGAAGAAGTGGTTTGGGTTCTTACTGAAGGTGCCAAAGATCACGGAAGTGATACGAATTGGCAGTTGGTAAAAGACCCAAAGAAAGTATACTTCAATTCCATGATGAGGCATATTATTCAATGGCAGATGGGCGAAGTGTTCAACAAGGCAGATCATGGTAGGCACCATCTAGCACATGCCATAAGTAATGCGCTCTTCCTCATGTGGGGAGATAAGGAGAACAAATGAAACCTAAATTCAGGGTACATTTTGAGAGTCTGGGATGGGTAGTTCAGTATTCATATGTAGGTATCCTGTGGGGTATGTGTGGTGTGCAGTACTACAGATCACAAAAATATGCGGAAAATATACGAGATGAACTTAGAGATAAGGGGCTTGCTCCAGCAAATTGGTATGAGGAGAAGAATATATGATTAAGTATATAAATGATGGTTTTGTAGAAGATATCGCACACATGGGTGATGATGCTTTCGTAAGTAGGGTTGCTGGTATCTCCCATGATAATGCGAGTGGGCCGGGGGTATATAAACTCCTTGAATGGGGTCATGTATCTCCTCTTGAGTTTGGACAGATTGTGTTCTATATCAAAGCACCTTTGTTTGTAATTCGTCAATGGCAGAGGCATCGTGCATTCTCATATATGGAAATGTCCGGTCGTTACACAGACATGGGTGAAAATGATATGTTTATACCTATACGTGAAGAAATCAGAGATGAAGATTATATAGAGATGAATGATATATTGGCACACTGTTACAATACTTCATTTGATTCTTACCGTAAGATGATTGACTTAGGGATGCCTAATGAGCTTGCCCGTATTGTCCTTCCTCTCGCTACATATACTGAAATGTATGTACGAATGGATATACGCCATCTACGTGATTTCCTATCTCTTCGTCTTGATAAACACGCTCAATACGAGATGAGGGAATATGCTGAAGCCATCAAAGAAATTGCAGAAGAGTATTTCCCCCAGTGCCTAAAGGCTGTCCTATGAGTCTATATTTGAAGTATACCCCTAAGAATTTCATGGAGATGGTGGGGAACGTCACAGAGATAAAAGCTCTTAAAGCGCTCCTATCACAGCCAGATCACATTCAGACTTTCCTGTTTACTGGAGATAGGGGGTGTGGCAAAACTCTTTCTGCACGGCTTCTAGCTGTAGAGCTTGGAGCATCTATTCGAGAAATAAACGCAAGTGATGATCGTGGTATAGAGACAATTCGTTCAATCATAGATGAATGTTCTTTTGTCTCTAATGAGCCTATCCTATACATTCTTGATGAGTGTCATCAGTTGTCGGCTCCAGCACAAGAAGCGCTCTTGAAGATATTTCAAGATACTCCAAAGGGGGTATATTTTGCTCTCTGTACTACGAACCCTGAAAAACTCAAGGAACCCCTAAAGTCTCGCTGTCATAAGATGGAGCTGGAAAGATTGCGTGACAAAGACATTATCGTAATGTGCAATAAAATTGACAAAATTGAGGGTTTTGGTATATCTTTTGACACAATAGAAATTATAGCTGATCTGTCAGAAGGGTCTGCCCGTGAAGCTCTTGTCATGCTTGAGAGCGTTTTAGGCTTGACAAACGAAGAAGCATCTAGTAAACTACAGGGAAATCCAGAGACTCGTGGGGATGCCATAGAGATTTGTCGAGCAATGCTTGATTCAAATACTCGTTGGCCTGTGTATGCGGGGATGCTCAGGCCTATATCTACGACAGAAGTGGAGGGTGTACGGCAACTGATTCTTAGTTACATGACAACTGTGCTTTTGTCAAAAGGTGAAATTAGGGTTGCAAAGATACTGGACATTTTTGCAGAATCATTCTATAATAGTGGTAAGAGTGGGTTGGTGTCCGCAACATTCAAAGTGTTTAAGCTCAAGGAAGGTTGAAGATGCCATTACCTATATTTATAGATAAGTTTGAGTATATTTTGATCTAATAGGAGGTTATAATGGGAAAGACTTTCGGTGTGGATTTCAGGGAAGATGTGGAGTTGAACAAGATGAGGCTGGATTCAGAATGTGAAATACAGCCCGCCATGTACTACCACTATTCCAGTCTTTTGAGTGATGCAAAGTCCATACAGGATACTGCAAAACTCAAGATGGATTATGTGCTTGGTGCAAGGGAAATGGCACTCCGTACCAATCCACCAGAAGGAATTAAAATTACAGAAGGTACCGTAGCGGCTATGCTTGCTACTGATACCGAAGTAAACAAAGCCAAGGAGGAATATGCCCTAGCAACGAAAGAAGTGTCCGCGCTTTATAGTGCTGTTAATGCACTTGAACAGCGAAAGTCCATGTTGGACAACCTCACTAAATTACAGGTAAGTACCTACTATCAGACTACCGAGAATACGGGGAATGATATTCGTACATCACTCAATAAGAACAAGGAGTAATTATGGGAACTGATCTTAGCAAGCGTTATGGGGTATCTGCATCTGATACTGGTGGCAAGCAGACTGCCTTTGACTTTTCCAAGGTAGGAACGATCAAATTTTGGAAGCAGAAGGAAGGTGTCAACAAGATTGACATTATTCCGTATACGGTCTCAAGCAATGCACATCCTCTTGTTCACAATGGTATACTTGAGAAGGGCGATCTGGACTACACTCTTGAACTATGGGTGCATACATATCTTGGCCCTCAGAACACTACAGTAGTTTGTCCCAAACGCAACTACGGCCAGCCTTGCCCTATCTGTGAGCAGGCTGCAAAGTACCATGACGAGGGCAAGGAAGAAGAATCCAAGGCTTTGTGGGCAAAGAAGAAGATGTACTATAACGTACAGGATGCACTTCATCCGGGAGATGGCGTTCAGATTCTTGAGACTAACTTCAAATACTTTGAAAAGCCTCTTCGTAGTCTTGCCAAGGATACAGATGATGGTACTCCCTTCATTGACTTCGCAGACCCCAAGAAGGGCAAGACACTCAAATTCACGGGTGAGAAGGAGAAGTTCTCTGGCAAGGATTTCATTCAGTTTTCTAACATGAAATTCCTTGATCGAGATGAACCTATCGTAGCACTACTGAAGGATGCCATTACTTTTGATAAGTACATTATAAAGTATACTTACGAAGAACTGGAAGCAATTCTCTTTGGTGGTTCTATCGACGATGATAATGATGATACTCCTCCCCCAAGGCCCGGAAAGAACCCTGCCAAGGAAGATAAGGAACGTGAGTCCGATTTGAAAGACAGGGATGATGAGCCTCCCACGAAGGCAACAAAGGAGATTAAGAATCTTTGTCCGAATGGACACGTATTCGGGGCTGACAATGACAAGTATAAGGATTGTGCAGGATGTTCTGAATGGAAATCCTGCTTTAAGGAATCACTCAAGTAAGGAGTAATAGGAGGGGGTCAGAAATGACCCCTTAATTATATATGGCAAATAAACGACTATTGAATTCGATAGAAGGAGCAATAATGGCGAAGAAACCAGAAGAGAAGTCTGAACCTATATATTTTTCAACTGGCATCACCCTTCTCGATCTGATTACGGGTGGAGGCAAGGCTATAAGCTTTGGTATGGGTTATCAGGCAGGAACCATAGCACGAGACTGGGGAAACTCTTCCTCCTCCAAGTCTTTTAAGGCAGTGGAAATGCTTGCCTCTAATTACTACAAGTACAAAGAGAAGTTCAAGTGGGTTTATGATGATGTGGAATTGGGCAACACCATTGACACCGAATCCATTTACGGGATAGAACTTATTCCACGAGATTTTACAGAGCGTACTGCTTCCAAGACCGTAGAGGAATGGGCGTACAATGTCAATAACTTCCTTGACTCCCTGAAACCAGATGAATGTGGTATTTATGTTATGGACTCTTTAGATGCTGTATCTAATAAAGATACTGAGGATAGGAAGGATGAACGTAACAAGGCTTTTGAGAAGGGTAAGGAATTTGATGCAGGGACATATTCTATGTCAGCACAGAAATTCATGTCTCAAGAATTCTTCCGTGGACTTTCTGCTAAATTGGCACAAAAGAACGCCATGCTATATCTTGTGAGTCAGGAACGCGACAAGGTAGGTGCTGGGATATATGCCGCAAAAAATCGTCTTGGTGGTGGCAGAGCAGTACAGTTCTA